ACGATAAATATGCTAGTTTTTAAAATTACATTATGAATTTAATTTCTTCTTTAGAATATTTTACAACAACTGGTAAATTTGTTGGGTTATATGAAAGAGTACATATACTAGCATTAATAAATAAAGTATTGTTTATATCCCTATATCCATATCCTTCATGAATATGTCCAAATACATTAATTTTTGGTTTTATCTCGTTTATTTTATTAAATAAATCAACACAACCTACATTAATATTATCACGTACTGTATAGTCCAATACAGTAGCAGGAGGACCATGTGTAATTAGTATATCTGTATCTACTGGTATTGAAGCCCATTTATCGGCTAATGCTTGGCCTCTTGGTAAATTAAAAGACCAATTATGAAATTCAGGTTGCCATGGTGTACCATAAAATTTTATATCCTCAAGTACTACCTCAGAATCTTCTAAATAATGTACGTTATCAGGTAATTTTCCTAATGCCTTTCTAACCCACGGCATTTTATTTTCAAATGATAATTCATGATTACCAGCAATGAATACTATATGTTTAAATATAAGCGACTGTTCGTTTAACCAGGTAAAAAAATTGAGTATTTCAGCGGCGTGTCCAACTCCACTAAAGTCACCAGCATGTACTAATATATCTCCTTTAGGTAATTTAACACTATCATGACGATTGTGTGTATCGCTTATGAAAACTATTTTAGTCATTAGTTAATTCTAGTTCTTCAATTAATTCATCAATATTCATTTCTGGTAGTTCTCTGAATCTCTCAATATTAAATGTAGGTTCAAATAGCCCGTCCAAGTTAGGCAATATTAAAGGATCATTAATTATCTCTTCCAACAACACTCCCACGGAATCTTTGTTAGAATAATTCTTAATTGTCCTAATAGTATATATTTTACCTCGTTTAGGTCTATTAGGGATCAATTCAATTGCTTTAGGATCAAATGATCCATTTACACATTCTACTATACTTCCTACTTTCATATCAATACAAAAACCCGATCAATTTTTTTGATCGGGTATAAATACAAACAACTTTACTTAGTTTACTGAGTCTGTAGTAAAGGTATCTTGGATGGCTGATTCGAACGCCATTGAATCTGCTTCAATTGCAGTTGAATCGGTTGTTGATACTGTTTTGTTTTCTGTTGATTGGCAGGCAATAACGATTGCGGCCAATAGTGCTAAAATTGCTACTTTTTTCATTTTATTCTTCTTCTTTATTGGTTTCTGTTTCTGTTGTATGATATATTACATCTACTATTTTAGATTCTACTACTGATTTAACCTCAAAATTATGCTCACCAGCGTTCATTAAATGTTTTACAGTATTTGTTTCTGCTTCAATACAACTCTCAGCATCTACTAAGTATGCTAATTTTTGTTTTTTACCTTCATCTAAGGTAAATTGTACTTGTACTTGATAATATTTCATAATTATACTATTTCTATGTTTTCTGAATAATCGTAAAGATAAGGTCTGTATTTTGCCAAGGCACTCTGAAATTTCTGTCTTGCTTTGTAAGCAGATGAACTTTCATCAGGTTGGCGCTCAGGTTTAACAGCCATCCAATAATCAATATCCTGGTTAGTTAACTTGTTTTCACCGGCAAATAATACCATTTTAAGCATGTTTTTAGGCATTGTAATTAAACCTATTTTAGCTTGCTCAAGTACCTCTTCAGGTATTTTAAAATCGTTAAATTTTTCTGATAAATCGTAACTCATATTTTTTAATTTATTTAAATATAATACTTTATTTTTGCCTTTCCAAATTAATCTAACAAGCCTAATGCTCTCATGTTCTCAAGATGATCATCATCCGTTATTACTGGTGGGGTGTATTCTTCTGTTTCCCAATCAAACGATACTGTTTTAACTTGTTGATTACTTTCAATATCTCTGATTTGATCTGAGGACATTGGGTCAGCCACATATAAAAAGTAACAATTATAACACACTAATTCTAAATTATCCAACAGATAATTTAATTTACTACCATCTTTAAAATTTAGTAATAGTGGTGTTTTATAATCAGTTATTCGTTTTTCACAAAATCCACATTTATAACATTCATCCTTAACATAACCTTCAGCAATTAATCTGGCTTTTATTTTATTTTCACTGAATGACTCCCAACCAGTACCTGTTTCGACAATATTTTTAACATTTGGTTCTTTACGTCTATTAGGTAAATACTTAGGAATACCTTTACCTTGTTGATTCTTATGTACTTCAAATAAAGTAGGTGAATTTATATCATTATCATCCAACCTATACATTTTAAAGTACGGTTTTATATGTTGATAACTACATCCCAAGTAGCGAGCCGCTGCTTTTACTGATTTAGTAAATCGCATTGCTCGTAATAAATCTGCTTTTGAATAATGTTTAGACGGTGCTCCTTTAGACCCTTTAGGCTTAGTCATTTTTAGGTAAGTTTTCTTTCATAAACTGAATTACATTCCATAAATCCGTTGGATTTCGTAAAGGAACTACATTTCCGTTTTCATCTGTAATGTGGTTTTCAGAGCCATCAGGATTAAATCTACCAAACAAGTAGAAATCTAATACTTCTAAAGCTTCTTTTCCTAAATATAAGTTTAGTAAAGTATCTATAACTGCATAAAATTTTTCTTCGTACTTATAGAACCCTAATTCAAATTCTTCTTCTAATAAAGCCGAACGTACCTCTATTTCTTCTAATAATGTTATTAATTTTTCAAAACACTCTCTGTTTAGATCTTCTTCTGTTTTTCTTCTACGTTTAAGGGTAGCGTTAGCACCTATAATGTTTTCTATAGTGCTTTTAATTTTCCTTGCGTGATTTTCTGAGTGATTTGCCATAACTTAGTTTATTTAATATGTCCCTACATTCAATACACTTATCATAATCCTCTATTTTAACGTAGTAATCTAAAGCATTATTTAAAGATGCACCCCATTGTTCTTTTTCTATGTTAATATAATACTCTGTGTCTGCTAAAGCAAATAAGGATATGCTTTTCTTTTTACTCGTAACCCCTTCCTTTATAGCCAATACAAGTTCTTCCATCACAGTATCTTTTACACCAGGAATATTTTCTATTTCAGAATAGTCTACATCTGGAGATATAGATAATTTAAGAGTTGGAATTTTTCTCTTTTTCATAAATTACATATTGTTTGGTAATTCACTAGTGCCGGTTATTGCATTTTTAACCAATAATTTTATATCCATTATAGGAATTAAAAACCCTATTACGTTTTCGTAAGGTACGTCTGTGTCTTGACTTACAGTTAATTTATACTGTGATAATCCTTGAGTTAATTTTTGTTGTAGCTTTTGAGTCATCTCAGCTTTTTGATCACCTTGGAGTTGTTCAGGGAATACAAACTGTACTTTTATACCTTGTTTTGTTGGATTTTTATTAACGGATACTGATAATTTAGGATTTGCCATTGTTATGTGTTTACGTATAAATATTAAATATTTTCCTCTATAAATATTCTAAGTACTTTTTTACTTAATTTTTTATAATCCATGTTAAATTTAGCAGGCATTACTCTTAATAAACGTCTGTTTTTATATGGTGAATTATTGGGCTTACACCATTTACGCGAAACCATTAAGTAATTATAAAACTGTATGTAGGCATTTGCTTTTTTAATGTATAAATCAATATCAACATTTAAATTAAATTTTTTAATTAATTTAACACTACGTCTTTCATTATCCAATTCTAAATCTCTGCACAATGCTATTGCTTTTTGAATATTTCTAACCTTTTCTCCATTTAACCACCTATACAATTTATCATGACTTTCATTTTTACCGCATTGAACCCACACATCACACTGTTCGGCCCATTGAGTTAAATGACCATATTCATGAACTAATATTTGGATCGCATCGGGGCGATTCATGGCTACTACTAAATTTTCTTCATCAAAATAACCTGAACAGCGTGATGTTTCATCCAGTTTAACAGTTTTGGTGTTTTTTAAAATACACTTGATATTGTGTTTTTTACACTCCTGTTTAACAAACTTGATGAATTCTTTTTCATTCATGACCTTTTAATATAAATATTAGATCATTTCATATTCAATTTCAGTATTACCAAATCCCCAAGCATCTGTATTCCTAGTTTCTTCAAAGTATTCAACCCATTCCCATGGATCGTTGTAGTATTGTTTAGATGGTGACGACCCGTCATTACCCATACCTTTATGTGATAAATGGTACAAAGGTAAATCATAGTATGCCTCTAAATTATACCCATTAAGTACTGCTTTCTTCTGTATATTTGTGTCTCCAAAACAAGCATATAACATTTGTTCTTCGAATCCTTTAATATTATGCCATACGTCTTTATGGGCTGTTTGAAAATCACCACAACAATTAATTATACTATAATTGTCATTAGGAGTTACTTTAGCTGGAAAATATCGCGGTTTGCTCTCAGCATCCATTTTATCTCTAAATTCTCTCCAATTTTCAAACCCCATTTTTTCTAATTCAGGATATTCTGCTTCTCTTCGTGAAATTGAGTAGAAAGTATTTTTATTTGCTTTAGAGATAAAATCATCCATGTATTCTTTTTTAGGAGCTATTATATCCATAGCTGTACTTGTAATCCAATCTGCTTGGCATCTACGAATTAGAATATTTTGAGCTAATATAAAAGCATATGGACTTATTTTTTCATCACCGTTAGTGATTATTTTTACTACATCTTCAGGAATAACAAAGTGTCTAATTTTACCTGTTTTTGGGATTTGATTTTTTAATTTCCATAAAAGTGGTCCTTTATCTGCAGGTGAATTCCAATCACAAAACCAAACTTCATCAAACGTTTCTACCATAGACGTTAAACAAGTGACTACTCGTTCATCTTCTTTATAACCATCATTACGACAACCTAATACTATTGCTTTTGTTTCTTTCATATTGTTGATACTCCTGATTTTTGTACTACTATTGTAGTACATTCTTGTGCAAATTCAATTGCTGATTTAATATCTTTTGTTTTAATATAATTTACTACTAAACCTGATAGGAATGTATCTCCCGCTCCTGAGATATCTTTTACTGATACTTCTTGTGTTGGGAAATTTTCACCTTGAAATACACAACCATATTTTCCTCTAGTAACTATAGTTTTATTTAATAATACATTATCATTAAGTAAAATCTGTTGATTGTTTTCAAATCACTTATCACTACAGCATCATATTCACTCCATTTTATATTTTTTAATGCATTTGGATGTATTAAATCACATTTATCTCCTTCATCAACTCGCAGAAGTAAATGATTATATTTAGAGCAAACATATCTTATTTTTTTGATTTCATTTTCGTTAGTAATAAAATCTACTTTACCACCTAATACTTCTATATTTCGAACTACATTACCTGCCATTCCTGGGTTAGAGACTTCTGATTGAGGTATGATAACCGCTACTGGAGCCTCAGGAGCCAATCGGTTTACTTTTCCGTAACGAAAAACATCAATACAGCTATCTCCTATAACTAATATTTTCATCGTCTTAAAAATTTACGTCCTGATTTTACTTTATTTCTCCAATAATCTAGTAAGTCATTCATTGTTTGTTCGAATGTTATTTCTGGTCTCCACCCAGTATGGTTTTGGAATTTGGTTGTATCTGGAATTTGTAAGTCAGCATCTATTGGTCTTAAACGCTCAGGATCAGTTATAATTTCAATATTTTTAACTGTTGATTGGCTGATTAGATAATTTAACATATCAGCAATTTTACATGTATAAGTTCCACCTATATTGTAATATTCACCTGGTGTTGGATTAACTGTTACTAACGTATAATATGCTTTAACTGCGTCTCTAACATCAGCATATGTTCTAAGTGAATCTAAATTACCAACGTATATCTTAGGCTCTTGTAATCCTGCTTCAATCATTGCAATCTGTTTAGCAAATGTTGATTCTGAGAATACATCTCCTCGTCTTGGACCTGTATGAGTAAACATACGTGTAGTCATGATGGTCATATTATATGCTTCAGCATAATAGCGACCTACTAAATCTGTTCCTACTTTAGATATTGCATATGGTGATGCTGGGTGAAAATTGCATTCTTCGTTTATTGGTAATTTTTCTTTAGGTACACGACCAAATACTTCACTTGAAGCACAAACGTGAATTACAGCATTTTTATATTCTGACCTTCTAAGCGCTTCTAATAAGTTAGTAGTTCCTAAAATATTGGTTTGGAGTGTTTCAACTGGTGAGTCAAATGACGTTTGGGGGTATGATTGTGCAGCCAAATGAAATACGTAATTTGGTTTTGATTTATCTACAGCCACTAATAATGAGGCTAAATCATTTAAATCACCATAAATCAATTCAATGCGTTCTTTACTATTGATTTCAGCTGATAGATGCTCAATATTTTCTAATGAATCATTCCATCGAGCAAGTCCATATATTTTCCAATCAGTATTGGCTAATAAATAGTCAGCTAAATGAGAACCAACCATCCCTGTTATACCTGTGATAAAAGCGTTAATCATTATTTATTTGTTTATTTGTTTATATAATTTATTTACTGTAGGAACTAAAATAGTAAAATTATCAGCAGCTATAGTATAAAAAGCTTTATCTCTACTAACACCATTTTTGTTTTTTATATCTCCACTAACTCCTCCTTTCTTAAGTTCAGTATCTAAATTTTCTAATACACTATAATATACGGTAGTTTCTATAAATCTATTTATGTCATATGTTTTTTTAAGTTTATATAATAAACTTGAAGTTATTAGTTCTCTACTACTAGAAAAATCTCCTTTTTTAAATATATCCCATGTTGAAAGTACCCAATCTTTTGTAAGAATAGGAAGCATTTCATTATGTCTAATAATAGAATCACCATTATCCTTGTCTTCAAGATGAGAATCATAACATATTCTATGTAATGCTGGGGTTCTCCCAAATGAATCACATTGAGTGAAAAGGGCAAATATATTATCTTGGTACATATTTTTTTTAGAAATTATTTCTAAATCCCAATTTTTACTTATATTAATAGTATCATCTGTAATTACCCAATTAAAGTAATAATTATTTTTGCTAATAAATTTATATTGGGCTTTTAAGATAGGAAACCAACTATTTTCTATATGAGGAACTATACTCCATCTAACTTCAGAAATTATCAATTATACATAAAATATCAAAATTGTCTAATGAATTACATTTATCATACAATTCTTTTAATACATTGTATAATCCTATTGGTCTTGATCTAGATTGAACAATTACAACTAAATCTTTATCCATTTTTATTATTTTTATACCACTCAATAGTTTTTTCTAATCCTTCACGTAATGAAGTTTTTGCTTCCCAACCTACTTCATCTTTAATTCTTGATACATCTACTAAACGTATTGGGATCATTGTAGGTTTTGTTATATCATAATTAAATTCTGGTTTGTAGCCGTAGATATCTGTTATAGTTTCTACCAATTCAGTAACAGTTGTTCCTTTACCTGTAGAAGCATTATAAGGTCTTCCAGTAGGTGCTTTTTCTACAACAGTCATTACAGCATCAACTACATCATCAACATAAATAAAATCACGTGTTTGAGTTCCATCACCCCATACTTCAAACGGATTCATTCCTGCATCTGCTTTTAAAATCAATTGAGGAATAGCATGTCCATTTTCATTAAAAGCATCATGAGGTCCATATATAGCTGTAGTACGAACAACTCCAAATTTAGTTTCTGAGATGTCTTGGTAGTAACGGATTACTTGTTCTACATAACGTTTCATCCAACCTACACCTCTATATAATCTATGAGGCTCAGAGTTATATGCTTCATCTTCATTTACAGGATGAGAAACATCTGGGTACATGGTTGAACTACCTATAAAACCAAATAATGGGGTTTTACTTCTAACAGCAGCATCAATCATATTAATTGAAGTAAATAAGTTGTTTCTTACTAAATCCAAGGCATTACTATACTCAGTTTGACCTTTAGCACCTCTAATGAATGCTACAAAGTTAAAAACAACATCTATATCTTGTAAAACCATCATACAATCTTCATGTTTCATAAGATCGCATTTAACCACTTCTAAATTAGCATGTGGTTCAATCTTTAAACCTCTATTGCTGTAAACAGTTGCTCTTACTTTAGCTCCTTCAGCTAATAATCTTTTGACAGCGGCATGACCCGTGATACCTGCTGCTCCTGTAACTAGTACATTTTTTCCTGTGTAAAAACTCATATTATTTATTTAAAACGTTTACTCTTTTATCAACTAAATCTTTATTTAATATAAACCAATTTATTGCGTCTTCCACGCCTTCTTTGATAGAAATTTCAGGATAAAAACCATATGAATTAGCACGTTCCATACTAAATAATCTTTTAGCATCACCTGATGGTTTTTCGGGTGACCATTGAATAGGTTTACTAAAATAATTAGCTACTATTTCTGCTACTTCTTTAATAGTTACTCCTGTACCTGATCCTAAATTAATAGGTTTAGTAATTTTATTTTCAACGGCAAATATCATTCCTCTAGCTACATCTTTAGCATGGATAAAATCTCTAATAGGTGAACCATCTCCCCATACTTCAAGAATATCATTTTCATATGCTTTTCTAATAAGTGAAGGAACTACCATAGCATTTTTTAAATCAAAATTATCCCAAGGACCATATACATTTGCTGGGCGTACAATAGAACATTTGCCCTCACCGTATTGTTTTTCGTAAGCTTCGCATTGTAATTCACCCATTCTCTTAGCCCAACCACCATACCAATCATTAGGAGATGGTGAACCTTTCCAAACATCATCTTCATAGAATATTTCCGCTGGAGTGTAAACACCTACTGTGCTTGTATACAAATACCATTTGACATTAGCTTTCATAGCTGCCTCTAACATATTAGTGTTAAATTGCATCATAGGACCCATAATATCAGCTGGTTGTTCCATAGTTATTTTTGGAGAACATTTAATACCTACTAAGTTAAAAACATAATCTTGTCCTTGACATATGTTTTGACATTGGTCAAAATACAAAAGATTAGCTTTAACAAAATTAACTTCTTCAGGTAAACCCAAAGGCTCATTAATATCAGCTACAGTTACGTTTGCTCCTTTTTCTAATAAGAGACTAACTAATTGACGGCCTATCATTCCTGCTCCGCCTGTTACTAAAACTTTTTGATTTTTAAACATTGTTTAATTTATTACAAAGATTAATGATTTGAGTTTCTGTTAATTCTGGGTGATTGCCTATATACAAAGCATTATAGTGAATATAATTAGCGTTAGGTAATTCACCTACTACTGCGTGATCTAATTTGTTTAAATAAGGTTGTAGAGCTTGATTTCCACCACCTGCTGTTCCTAACCTGTATTCTACTTTTTCCTCTTCTAATATACTACAAACTGATTTTAATTTATCTTTATATTCTTTGTTTAACACTAGTGGTAAAGCAAAATTACTGCTCCCCTCAGTATCAAATTGGGTAAAATATTTATGAAAATCTAAATTTTTTAACCATGTATTTAAGTTATCAGTACGTTTTTGAATGTTGTAGTCAAGGCGTTTCATTTGTTCAATACCTAATACAGCATTTATTTCCGTGCTTCTCATATTAAATCCTGCTACAGCAAATGTAAATAATGGATTTAGATATGGGTATCTTTCTTGGTATTTAGCTTGTAATTCTTGAGATGCTTCTCTAGTCATACCGTGTGAACGAAATAATTTAGCTAAATCGTGTAATTCTGGCGTATTTACGCAGACTACTCCACCTTCAACGGTAGTTATATGGTGGCCAAAGTAAAATGAAAATAACGAAATATCTCCAAATGTACCTATTTTTTGACCATTATAAGTAGCACCATGTGATTCACAACAATCTTCAATTAATAATATATCATTATCTTTAGCTATTTTAATGATTTCATCACTGATACCATTAAATCCTAAACAATGGATTAATACTATAGCTTTAGTTTCATTTGTGATTGCATTTTTAATATTTTCAGCTGTAATAGCTAAATTTTTCATGTCAATATCTACAATTACTGGTTTCATCCCTAATTGAGCAATTGAAGATAAGTCTGAGACCCATCCAAGTGGAGGTACTATTACTTCTCCTTTTCCTTTTAATTCTTTAACCATGGCAATCGATATGTAGTTTGCCGAAGCCCCAGAATTAACCATCACAGAATGTTTTACACCTAACCATTCAGACCAAATACGTTCAAATTCTTTTACTTTAGGTCCGTTTGTTAATCTTTCACCACTCAAAATGAAATCTGACAGTACTTGTCTATCAGATTTAGTTACATTGTCATTAATTAAAGGCCAATTATATTCCATTTTTTATTTGTTTTAATTTTTCTAATATTTTTTCAGCTGTAGGAGGTAGATTATCTACTTGAGGATAAAATCCTGCCGTTCTTGGTTCTAAACCTAATGTATAAACTTTTTTTCCGGTAGCCAAATTTAACTCATTAGCTATACTACTCGCTACACCTTCAACATAATCATCATCTGTTACTAATCCACCATATTTTGAATTATCTAATGCTAGTTTCCATGAAAACGGAATATTAAATGGTCTAAGCCATAATTGGTGAATTATATTAAGTTTAATACCTTCTTGCTCAGCTAATTGAACTAATTTATTCATTTCTAAACGAGTAATAGAAATAGGGAACATAGTAAAATCAGCTTGTGGATGAACTATATTTTCAAATTCCTCAGTATTATCGTATGATCTTCTATGTTCAGATACATAATATGGATCATCATCATTCATATAAGAATCATATATGTTTTGGTATTCACCTGGTGTCATAGGTGCCACTACTTTTATACCTGGCATTCTATGGACTAATGAATGATGAGAAGATCCTGCTACTGGGCCTATTCCACCTTCCATAGCAATACTTCTTACAAATACAGGACATGGGCGATTCCATATTTCTTTTGATTTAGCAGCATAATTAACAATTGAAGTTGCGTTATACCATTGAAAACCTTGGTAGCGAACAACATATATTGATCTGTCACCTGCTAAAGCAGCACCTGTTACTATGGCACCACCAGCAACATCAGCCATAGATAATTCAATCATACCATCTTTTTCATATAACTCAGGTAATGTACCTCCTACCCAACCTACTGCGGTCAGGCATTGACCATAACATTTTCCTTTACCTTCTGTAAGATGTTTTCTTGTAATTTCTTTTATTGTATCTCTAACTGTTGTTGCCATAACTTTTCTACTAACTGTTTATTTTTTAAATCAATTTTATCTGCTTCTTCTCCTAATGATTTTAATTCTTTTTCATATTGGGTTGAGTAATCATCATCTTGTCCTGCTCCTGAGTGCCAATACTTTCTAGTTGTATTTACATTTAGAAGCATAGGGCCTTCAAAATTATAATTTTTTAAAGCTGAGTGTATGATGGTTGGATTGTCACCTATATTTTGTCCTTCCATTTTAAAGGCTTTAGCCACATCACTCATTTCCCAATTACGTCTTATTTTCTTTTCAGTTAATATAGATAAATTATTATCTTCTACTACAAATAGAATAGGTAGATTTTTAGTTGACGCCCAACCCATAGCACCTAAAACATAATCTTCTTCGGCGGATGCATCTCCCATCACTACGATAGTTGGTTTACGTGTATGATAGCAATGGCCTACTGCTATAGGTACTTGGCTACCCATTAAACCATCATGTCCAAAGATATTCTTTTTGATTGAATGTATCGAGGCAGATCCTCCCATTCCGTTAGCGCATCCTGTTTTTCTACCTAATAATTCATCTATAAGTTCAATAGGATCAGCCCCAGCACATAAGTAGTGTGAATGACCTCTATGTTGAATAAAGATATTAGGTTCAATACCTTTCTCTTCTAGTAAAGTGTATATACTAGCAGGAATATATTCTTGGCCTGCTGATAGATAAACAGGGATTTTAATATTTTTATTTTGTACGTTTTGATATACTTGATTTTCAAAGTGCCTACAAAACGAAGCCTTTTTAAAAGCGTTTATTCTATAACTCATTTTCTATAAATTTTAAAGTATCATCCCAATTTTCAAAACGATATCCATTATCATCAATATAAAGTTCGGCTCTAGGTTTTTCAGATGTAATAGATGAAATATATTGATCAACATTATACTTTTTAAACCATTCCCAAACCAATACAGATCCGGTTTTACCATTTACAAGAGGTCTATCTGTTTTAGCTTTAGCTGTGAATATAATAATTTTATACTTTTGTGATAATAATTTTAGAGCTTCTAAAGCACCTGGTAGAGGTTCACCGTAACACGTTCCATCTCCCCATCCTTTATTAGCATTATGAATTACACCATCAAAATCGATAGCTAAATTCTTTTTTTCATTTTCAAAACCAGGAGGATAAAAATTAGCCATTGCTTTTAATAATCATTATAATAGTTTGTGGATCAACTTTATTAAATACTTCAATTAGTTGTTTAACAGTACTTGCAGCCACTATATCACCTGGGCTAGCCACATTTTGCCCATAATCTGATTGTATACCACCCTTTAAAAACATAACATTCAATGAATCATCTATGTCTAAAAACGAAGATACGTCAGTTATACTTTTCACAGATAACACACAATTTGAAAAATTGTAATCTATACTTTCACCAACTACTGGTTCTTTAATCCATAAACAATCTTCTACTTTAGGTATCTCATGTGTACTGTCTTCATATGGTTTACCTTCACGGCCATAGCTATCTCTGAATCTAACTAGATCTTGTTTATCTACTGGCGTTTCAATCTCAAACACAAATGCTCCTTTTTCATCTGTAGCTTTAGTGCTATGGAATAATCCTTTACGAATCATTACTTTATTACCCGGACTTAATTTATTAGTATGGTTAAAGAACGATACCTCAGCTTTACCATCTAATAATATTAGCCCTGTAGTCTTTTTAGGGTGGCAATGTAACGAAGTTGAGTGAGTATATTTGATATGAAGAAACCACAAGGCCACATGCTCATTTTCATAAGCTAAGTATTCGTAGCCCCATGGTTTCTTTACAATGTTTATATCGTAATTGTCGTTTTTCATTAAATGATAGTTTCTGGGTTGTGTAATCTTTGTTCGTGTGTTTCAAACGCAATACGCATCCAATCTCCCATAAAGTCGTAATGAGGGCAAGAGATAATATTACCATCTACTACAACCGGACCTCTACTGTAAGTAGCTCCTGCATTTTCAATGTCAACATCTATACTGTAGTAACCAGATAACGTTCTACCTTTAAGTATTTTAGCTGATATTAATAATTGAGCGCCATTACATACTGAAAATATGGTTTTGTTAGCAGCATTCCACTCTTGGATAAACTTTAAAACACCTTTTTCTTGTCTTACTTTTTCAAGTGCCTTAACTCCTCCAGGTACTAATAGTATTTCATATTCTTTTAGATATTGTTGTCTTGTTGTTTCATTTTCAAATGCAGATGTTTCAATGTCACAAGGCATATGAGTACCTAAACTACCCCAAATTTTACCTACTTTATTAGCCATCAACGTTACTTGATAACCATGTTCTTTTAAACTGTAGTATGGGTAAATTAATTCGTGATCTTGGAATTTTTCCCAAGTGATAATGAGTGCTTTTTTCATGTTGTTAATATAATAATTTTATTTTGACTTTCAAAATCTATTTATCTCTTTTTTGTAAAATTGGATTATCAATAGGCCATTCTATATCTAATTCAGGATCGTTCCATTTTAATGTAAACTGCTCGTCAACATCAGGATAATTACCTTCATAAGCCCACTTATAATGGAATATTGAGTGGTCACTCATTACTAAAAACCCATTGCCAAATCCTGGGGGTAGTAAAACGGATTGTCTAATTTTGTCTGACAACATCATGCTAGTCCATTTTTTGTAATTTTTAGAGTTAGGTCTATTATCGACTACCACAAAATACAATTCACCGTATAAGCATTCTATTAGTTTCCATGACTTAGTATCGCCATGAATTCCTCTTAAAACATGTTTTCTTGAGGTTGATACTTTATCATGATTAAATTTTAAATCAGTTCTTGGAAATTCTCCTTCTTTCCATAATGTCCATAATTCTCCTCTAAAATCGTAATGAACATTATGTTTGTATATTAATACATCGGGAAATAATTGTATTCTCATATATTATTTGCTTCTATAAAACTATTAAAAAATTGACTCATTTTGTCTTCTAAATTATCTAATTTAGCTATCTCATAATTATAATCAATATAAGGTTTCATTTCATTATATAATTCAGGAGTTAAATTATTTACTATTTGTAATAATTGTTCAGATGTTTCAAAATATAAAATACCCCTATCATCATACCCAAAATCACTGATATTACTACAACCCCAATATATAGGGACTGTTTTAGATAAAAAATTATCTCCAATTTTATTATACCAGTTTTTATGTTTCACATTTTCAATCACAATATTAAACATAGAATCTTCATATAGTATTCTTTTACCATAACCAATAGGATCTATATTAGAAGGGATATGTGATAAATCTTTTGAATAATTAGTATATCCTGGTCGAGCTTGATTATTTTTATCATAATCTTCTAAAACATAATACCATTTTTTAGGAATTATAATTTTATCTTCTAAATCATATATTTTATGTCTTAATTTATGACCTTCTACTAAATTCTTATCCCCACATAAAAATGATACTTCAAAAGTTTTAGTTTTATTTTCTAAAGTGTTGCAGAAATCTTCATCTAATACTCTACCATTAAAAGTAAAACATACTCCATTTTCACAATTATCTAAAACAATATCACTCCAAGTTAAAATAGCTGTAAAAAAACTATTATTATGAGATGCAATAGTGTGGAAACCAAAAAACTCATTTGGTTCAAATAGTATTAAAAAATTATAAGGATTCAATGATAACTCTTCTTGTGAACGAGGAAATCGTTCATAAAATATAGTAAAAGGTTTATCATTAAAATACTTCCTTACATGTTCAAATAAAGGATCAGTATCTGGGTTTCTAAAGTCAGAAAAAATTTTTAACATATGGTTAAAGTAGTTGTATGAACTAAATCATGAATTGATTCTTTAACATTATAAGTATAATTGTTGCCTATTGATTGAAGAGTAATAGGCTCATAATAACTGTAAGCGTTAGGGTCAAATCCATCTCCATTAGCATGGGAGTATTCACTATCAATCATAACAGCTATATCCATAGATAATCTTGGTTTACTGCCTTCTTTAACTAATGTTTTATGCAAACAAGCATGATCCATAACACCTAATTTACCTTTAGATAAAGTACCTAAATATTCAAAACGTTCATAACGAGTGTTACCTTCATCAAAACTCTCTGCTTTATCTAAGTAATTATCATGAACATTAATAGGTTCATTAAATTCTACTGTGTTATTATCAATGTCTCCTAAAATACCAATTAAGAAAATAGAATCACCAACATGACCCACCCAAGCATCTGAGTGGTGTTTACTTGTATAATAGGGGCGGTTTTTAGCTGTTTCAGGTTCTGTTGTGCTTTTATATCTTAAATTAGGAATAGCTAATTTTTTAATATTTTTATAAACTCCTAAGTTATTAAAGATATTATTTACAGCTATTTGAATTTTATTAAATTCACCAGTTGTTTCTTTTTTAGGGTTAACAATACCGTTTGGAGTTTTATTAGGTAAATTAGTAATTAATTCATCATAATCTTCTAAAAAAGTATCAGTCCAAACAAATTCCTTACCATAAGCTAAAGACATTGTTTTTAATAAGAATGTTTTAGTAGCTTCAATCAACTCATTATAGTCATTTTCATTAATGTTATAAAATAACACCATATCAGCTAAATTAGCTTCTAAATTCTCTTTAGGAAAATTTTGATAGACTTTTTTACGATTTTCAATAATATTATTCATAGTTTTATTTTTTAGGTCTCCATATAACAATAGGATATCCTTCAATAAAATAAGAACCACTATATAATCTTTGTTCTTTAATTATTTCAATAACACCCTCTTTTTCTAATTCTTTTAAATAAGTCAAATAATTTTTTAGATAATTTCTTTTTTCGAAATATAACATAGAAAGTTTATCTACCAAACTATCCTTATTTAATATTTCAGACATTGGTTCAAAATTAATACATAAATCAGGTTTTTTATAAATTAAATAATTTACAAAATCTTTATAATTCTCACCCATTTGTTCTAATGAAGCACAAGTAAAAATTGCTGATCTAGGATCAATATTAATATTGGAATCAGGTTCAAAATAATTAAAGTTGTATCCTTTAATATTATCAGCAATACCCAATTCAACTATCTCATTAATAATATTTTGAGATGAGGTAGCCCAATCTAATCCTATTAAATTAATATTTTTATTAAATTCTCTAAAGCGTAATAAATGATAAGCTGGACCGCATCCAAACTCATATAAATTGTCATAATTGGTTCCTACATATTCATTTAAGATAGCATCAACAATAATAATATGTAATTTATAATCAAAATAGTCAGTAATACATTTTACAAAATCACCTTTCCAACGAGCGATTTTATGTTTACCAAAATACTTAGGTACTAAACTAGAAATATCTTTATGTTGTTTTAATAATTCAAAATTCTCATACCATCCTTTTTCCCATTTTTCAAGTTTATGTTTACCTGCTGTTTCTAAAGGAGTATTTAATGTATTTAGAATATCTAAAATAATGGTATCTCTTTCTTCTTTAGTGGGTTCTTTATATTGTAAGTTAAAAGTAGTAATTAATTTTTTACAATGATCACTAACCTTAAAACCAACAACACCTTCGATATCTTCTACAGTTATTGTTTTTATCATATAATTCCTTTTTTCTCTAAATGTTTAATACCTCGCTCCAAATATAAATTCATATTAGCTTCAAAACGTTCTCTTTGTTGTGGAGCATTTCCTTTCATAGTCATAAAATCTTTATGATAAGAAACAAATCCTTTACCTTTTAATGAACCGATAGGATATTCAAAAATGGTTTGACCTCTTAAAACATATTCTTGGAAGTCAGCTCCTCTTGATTTAGCATATTCCGTTAACATTAATGACCACCAGTCCCAAGGACCATAACCATACCAATCATCTTGTACAGGAGCAAAATCTTCATAAAATTCTCTATTGTATAAATCTAACCACCAAGCCCATTTACTGCGTTGTGTAGGTTCCAAATATGGAGCTACATTATCTGTTTTCATATGGTGCCTAATATCAAATACATCTGTAGCATTCCAATCAGCATAAGGTACATTCATATACCTTTCATTAGTAATCTCATCCCAAGTGTGATCCCACATTTTATGAATTTCAGGAGTAATTACAAAGTATTTATTTTTAACTAATTTGGTTGACTCTAGCATTAGGGCTAATAAATGCTCACTAAAGTACATATCAGGAGTAATATTAATATAATAATCTGCTCCACAATATGAATTTCTTTGCATATCTAAAAGACCGTAACATTCATTACCTTCATATATTTTAGGGTTAACTTTATAATCTTTTAATAAAATATTTAAGTCATTAAATTTTTGTTTAAAAAATTCTTTAGGTAAAATTGTCTTATCCCAATTAATTAAATAATCTGACATATTCATTACCGTGTCAATTTCAATCTCAACATCATCGGGGAGATAATATCTAGATTTTTTTAATTGGATATATGATAATAGAGCATAATCTATTTCATAAGGCATAATATGATAGGAAATTTTTACTTTCATATAATTTGTAATGTTGGGAAATATTTTACAAATAAATCATTTTCATTTTGTCTTTTAGCTTCAATTCGAGTTTTAATTTCCTTAAAGAAATTCCAAGCTAAAGGAACAAAAATAACTTTATCATTATTTGTCAACTCTAATAATTTTTCTGAACTGTAAATTGGGATGTCCATTCCTGGGGTTAATAGATTTTGTTTTAATGGATTATCATCAATAATGTAATCTAAATTGATTTTACCAAAGTTTAGTAATGTGTTACCTTTAGCTGCTGCTCCATAACCTACTAATTTATATCCTCTATTTTTATATTTATCAAGAATATCTTTTAAATCAAATGTTGTTTTATAACATTTTGAAGCATAGTCAGGATAAGTTAAAATATTATATAAACCTTTTTCCTCTTCAAATTTTAACATTTCTTGAGTACCTGTTTTACCTAAAAAGTCTGTCTTGGTAATAACAAAAACATAACTAGTACCATGTATATCTGTTTTAAATACATCACTTAATACTAAACCACATCTTTCAACTAACATTTTCATTGACTTAGTATTAAAGAAAGATAAATGTTCATGATAAATAGTATCAAATTCATTATTAAGTACCATATTAGCTTGTGATGTTTGGATAAATAAAACAGAACCATCATGCATTACTTGTTTACAAGCATTTAAAAAATCTACTGTATAACGATTATGAGCAAAAACATTCTGAGCTGTAATAATGTCAAATGCTTTGTCTTTAAATAAGTTTACTGTTTCTGTATTAAAATAATCACAAATGATATTATGTCCTTTAGATACAGCATTATTATATAAATTCTCAGCTGGGTCAATGCCAAATGTTTGGATACCTAGTTTTTGATATGAATCTAATTGAGTAGCATCATTACAAGCAATATCTAAAATACTTGTAGCATTAGGTACATATTCTAAAGTTTTAGAAGCAAAGTCATCAAAATAATCCCTTAATGTTTGAGAAGTACCACTAACATAAAGATAATTCTTGAACATAATATCAGGATTAACAGTATGACTTAATTGAAGATGTTGGCAATGAGAACAAAGATTAAGTTTTAAAGGGTAAGTTTCTTGTTCTTGACCACTATGGTAATTATTTGCTAATGGTTGATCACTTAAATCTAAAACTGTTCTTAAATCATTATTACCACAAGCTAAACATTCTGTGTTAGCAATATAGGTTATTTGAAATTCATTATTCATATTCTTTCGGTTGGTTACGATCAGTGAATATAATATCTTTAAATCCAGTTACCAAACTTTCCGTAATACTTTCTATATTTTCTTCAAACTCAAAACTAAATGTTTTTATAAATTTAGAACTATCAATAGAAAAATTATAACTTTTAGTTTGTAACTTAGCATTAGTAATATTTGTAGGATCAGTCTCATATTCTTTAACTGGTATGCCTGTTATTCGACTAACACCATAGGCTATATTTTCAGCTGTCTCATTAAATGATGCTAAATTATATATGCCTCTATTATCTTTATCTGAGTCGATAATTGTTTTAATTGCTCTAGATAAATCTTTAATACCTAAAATAGGGCGAATAATATCTTTAATATAAAGTTTTATTTCACCATCATTTAAAGCATTATAAGTCATTGAGTTAATCATAACATCTTTTCTAACAACAGGTGATGCTCCATTTACTGTTCCAAAACGCAAACCATAATATTCACAAGGAATTTTATCAGCATATAAATCAATCATATGTTTAGTTACATCATAATGATTATGAGGAACAAAGTTATGATATTTTTCAGTTACAATCTTTTTACCTACATTACCATAAACACTAGAAGAACTAGCATAAATAAATTTTTGGTGTGGTTTTAATTTATTAATTAGATTAACAAAATTCCTAACATTATTATTAAAAGCATGTTCAACATTACCCTCACACATTTTAACACTTGAATGTCCTGCTAGTAAAATTATGACATCCCAATTAGAATAAAATTCTTCATCTAATTCATTAAAGTCATAAATGTGAGTGGGAACAGGGGATTTATCATTTGGTGTATTATCAATTGATGTAATATCATATATATCTTTATAATCATAACATAAACGACTTCCTACATAACCGTTACCTCCTATAATTAAAACTTTTTTCATATTGTTTCGTAAAAATTATTTTGTTTTTCTTGTTTTTGAATTGATTTGATATGGTTTAAACAAAAATCCTCAGTATCATAAGGTAATGTAGTTATAGTTTTATATCCATCTAATATCTCATGTACTTTATTTTTCCATTTAATACCTTGATTTAATTTAAACAATCTCATTTGTGGGTCAGGAAAGTTGACGCGTTCTTCTTCATCAACTCTCCATCCCCATTTTTGAATATGTTGTGAAGTCAAACCAATTACTTTATTAACTCGAGGTATATAGAAACAATCTATATCTGTGTTTATTTTAAGTATTGGTTTAATATTTTCAATTAAGAACTGATTTGGTAATTCATCTGCATCTATTTGAAATAGATAATCACCTGATGCCATGGATATGAGATTATTCTTAAATGTAGCAAAATCACCATTAAGTTCTGTGTCCATTATACCATATGATATACCTTTTTCTCTAAATGCTAGAGTATACTCCATAAGTATATGATGAACATCATAATTAGTTTTAGATATATCTCTTAGTACTATAACTTCATCATTATCATCTATATGTAATAAAAGGAAGTTTAGGAGACTGTTTAGTTCTATTGCTTCATCACAGACTGTTATACCGTAGCTTATTTTCATCCTGTTATTATTTGTTTATCTTTTGGATAAGTGAAATTATTAGTTGTGGTAGTTGATGTGGTGTAAACAGGTACTTCAATTGTTTTAGGATGATATATATCAGGATCAAATACTACTTTTTTAGTAGTTATTGATTTAATCTTATCCAATATAATTTGAATTACTGGGTTTGGTTTTTGAGCATCATATGATACTCCTTCAAGATAACCTTGTAACCAATGTATAAATTCTTTTTCTGTCATAACTTATTTTTTGTTAAAATAACCTACATAATCTAATGCTTCAATAAAATCTTTTTCATTAAATTCTTTTTTAGTAGTCATATCTGGTTTTCCATCTTTAGATTGTACTGCTGACCATTTCCAGTCTTCAGTTGACGTACCTTCAGCAAATATCATTGATTTATCTTCCATTGCTACTGACGTTGGGTACCAACGTAATCCTTTTTCATCTATAAATTCAAGATCTTTATATAGCTCAGGTAATACCTCTTTGTATTTTACTGAATTTTCCTCATTAAGGAATGTATTAGATGTAAATCCACAACCCAAACATTGCCAGATAGTTATATTACCATCTGACATTTCTGAGCAAGCGTTTGAATTACAACGTGGGCAATTAATTAGTTGTTCCTTCATTTATTTTATTTATCTTAGGTAATTCGATTTTCTTTAGTTGAGGTAGTTTCAATTGAACTGGTTTAGGAATTTTGTCATCAATCAATTCAATTAATTTATCTCCCATTTTTTCTAATGTAAACTCTGTTCTTGAACGATACGCTTGTCTTTTGGCTCCATCAACATAGTTTTTATAGTTTTTATAGATGTCTCTTAATTTATCAGATGCTGCTTTATAGTCTACTGTAAACCAACCAGATTCAGCTAATAACATATTTTGAATCACAGCCGAAGGATGCAATTGAGTCAATTTACCTGATAGTAATACAGACATGTCTTTATGTAAGAAATCAATATGTCCACTCCAATTAGGTGCTACTACAGGTTTGGCAGAGATTGATGCTTCTAACAACGGACGTCCAAATCCTTCACCTTTAGTAAATGTAATATGAGCTTTTACTTTTGGGTGATTATACAGAGCATTCATTTCTTCATCATCAAACATACCATGTATCAAGTAAACATTAGGTAAATCTTTGTCTCCTATTAACTTTTGTATTTGTCTGATTTTATCTAAGATGTCGTTTTTATCTATGATAGAGGCGGTTGCTCCTTGTGTTTTTAGAATTAATGCAGGTTTATCTTTAACATTTTTAAATGTTTCTAAAAACGTTTTAATCATCATTCCTACATTTTTTCTATCTTCACCTAAAGCACCTTGTAACCAATGTCCTACAAATAAGAAAGCAAATTGTTCAGGAATTGAATATAATAAATCAGCTAAATCGTTTTTAGGTGGTATATCTATTTTTTTATAAATGTTGATGTCTGCTCCTTCAAATAATACTTCTACTGGTGCTTTCAACTCAATTAATTTTTCAACTTGGTTTGTTTGTTGATTACGGGCTTCAAATTTAGAATTTTCAAATACTTGTTTAGCGTGCTCAGATGATACTAGGTTCAAATTCATTCTATTTAAACCTTCAATCCAACTAGGATCGCAAACAGTAGTTTCAATACCAGCTGTTACACCAATATTAAATTTACCTACTGGTTGGAATTCATTTGGTACAGTGATTTGCATCCATACATCTGGTTGTTTAGGTAATTGAGGTTGAGGTAAGATGCGATCAATAATTTGTTTATGTTCGGGATTGTCTGCTTTTAAAAATCCAAATGATGTTGCTCCCCAACGTTGGGGTAAAATTCTAACGTCATATTTGTCTGATTTTATTAATGCTTTAACAATATCTCTACTGCGAGCTCCATAGCCACTATATGTGTCTATTGGGCAACTTATAATAAATAATGGTTTCATAACTTATTTTGCGATTGGGTATTTAACGTAATGTTTTGGTTGATCTAATTGTTCTACTTTAGTAAATGAAAATAATTCTCTAGGTGTCCATTTTTTAAATGTTTCATTAACTCCATCAATGAAATTTTTGCACATTAAACGCGCAGACATCATAGATTCATCTGAGGTCACCCAGTTACGTGCCTCTTGGCAGATCTCATTATATAGCGCAGAAGAATATGTTTTAATATTATGTAGTTTTTGTATTTGGATAGCTACATCTTCTGGTTGTGCTCTGTCATCATATATGTAAGGTGTTGGTACTGAGCCGATTAAGCTAACATTGCTTGGGAATACTGGGAATGCCCATTTACCATGCTTCTTATATTTACCTTTATGGTTTGAACCGAATTCTTCAGTGAATTTAATCCATTCACCCTTTTCATCCTCAAAACGCATTTGGTCTTGCATACCACCTGTAACAGTTGCTATAATTGGTTTGCCGCACATCATTGCCTCAGTCAATGATAATCCCCATCCTTCATTTGAACTAATTAAGGCAACAGCATCTGCTGAATTATATAATAAGTTCATTCCATTGACATCTAACTTTTGGTCTGAAAATATAATGTTATATTTGTCATGGTTTCCAAATAGCATGTCTTTTACTGCTATTAAATCCGTACCATTTTCATCAACTATTTGAGTATGTAAAACAAATGCTGTTTTCTTTGCTTTATCTTCAGGTAATTCATCAATAAATATTTTCCATGCTAGCATTAAATCTGGGACCGATTTACGTCTAATATTTCTAGCATTATATAATAAAGTAAAATCGTATTGTTTATTATTAAATAAACGTTTTTTAAATTCTTGTAATGCTAAGTATTCTGGTTTGTCTGAGGTAATGGGGAAGAAATGGTCTTCATTTATACCATGAGGAACATATTTAATTACTTTACCTTTACTTAATTCACCTAATACTACTTTATTGATATTTTCTGTTTGCTTACTTATAGCTAATAAAGTATCGCATGACTCATAAAATGACTTATTATACATTGGATAAGGCAAATCATCCCAAATATTTAAATAAACAATAGGAGTTTTAGTACGAATTTCATGCTCCATCTGAAATAACCAAACCCAATATCTAGGATCAGTAAATATCATCAATACATCGGGTTTCTCAATATTCATAATTTGAGTTACTAACGTTTGGTCTCCATATCCGTTTGTAGGATACAAAAATACACTAGCATCTTCAATTCCTGCTACTTTACTGCTGTCAGCACTCAAATCTAAACGTTTGCCTGCTTCTGGATGTTGGATCGCTCCTCCAATGTTAACCCAGTTGAATACATGAGCTGTGCCTACTACTAATTCACGAGCCATAGTAGAAATACCTGAATGCATTCTAATGTCGTCACACAATAATAGGATTTTTTTACGTTGATCCTTAGGGATGTAACCTTCTTTTGTCATAACTTATTTTTATTTAATTAATTTTCTGAACTACCCGTAAAGAATGTATCTAAAACGTTATGTATTTCTTTTTTAAACTCAGGATTAGTCATATACAAATACATTGATCTTTCTGTGAGTTTTTGAATACTAAACTTATTTTTGATACAATCTACTTTAAAATCTTCAAATAACTTCTCTGGGATTTTTACCGAAGTTAATACCATGTCTTTATTTTTACTCATAATTATATATTTTAACGTATATAAATATATACAAAATACAAAAGACGCAAATTATTTTACACAAAGTTTCGTATTATTTATAGGACACCACTCACATAATTTTGTGACATTTTTAGGATGTTCTTTAATTAAATACTTACCGTTTTCATCAAAACATTCTTTAATAAAATTATATAATCTTTCTTGACTTTGCTTTAGTTTTACTTTACCACTGGCTGGCTTGAATTGTTGAATGCGCTTAGGAAAATCCTGATATTCTGTAGGTTCGGCTTTGCGCTTTAATATCATAAATTCAACGTTTATTTTGTCTACAGGGTAATCGTATAGCTCTGAAAAGAATTGTTTATATAATAATACTTGAGCTATTTTTGTTTCATCTTTTTTATTATATTCATTCCATCCCTTAGTTGACGTTTTTAAATCATATATAGTAACTGTTTCATCATACTCGTCATACATTACTAAATCAATAAATCCTTGGTATACTAAGTTTTTACTTATTTCTTTTTGTAAAGGCATTTCAACTCCAACTAAATGCATTCCCCTACCTGAGAAATATGCTCTGCGTTTCTTTTTAAACCAATTCAATATTGCTACCCCATCATCATAAAATTCCCCCATTTCAGTTGCATTTGAAAAATGCGAACCATGTTTTTTATACTGCTCTTGGTATTCTTCCATCATTTTAGTTTGGAAAATACCGGTTATGTCTTCTTTATCAGCAGCAGTAAATGAAGTATTATATCCAACAGTTAAATAATGTTGAAAAGCATGGTGTATAGCAGTACCAAATACCATATTGATACTTGGAGGAGTACTAAACCCTTTCTCAACATACTGAACATACCACTTATGATGACATTGCTCGTATATCTGAAATTGAGAGAAGGAAATATTTTTCTGGTATGAATAATCTATTTCCTTCTGTCTGAATATTTTAAATACAGGTATCTTATTTTTCACGGAATAATTCTCTAACTGCTGCTCCTAACTCTTGATCATTTGGGAATTTATTGATTAATTCCTGGAGTGATGGAATGATAGACATTTCTTTTTTGCAGTATTGAGCCGCGTCTAATAGCTCCTCATATAAATGATTCATAAAATCATCTTTATTATTTTGAGCTAGTGTAGTACCATATTTGTTTAAACCACGATCTGCTCGTAATTTTAAATCTTCCATTACTGATGTAGTAATGGTATCTTTTGGTTTTTCAATATATCCTTCCATTTATTTTCCATTTACTTGTGATACAACAATATTTAATTCATTTTCAGATAACATGTCAATATATTCTTTGGCTTCTCTTTTACTCACCTCAAAATATGATTGCACTGCCTCTAACACATCTTCCTTGTATTCCTTTTTATTCTGTGCTTTAATATATTTTAAATACACATATTGTTTAGGAATAATATCTTTATACAAATTGTATAAATACTCACCCTTCATCTGCCATGTATTTTTTTGGATATAGTTTACTACTTCACAATAGTCTCTTTCCATACTAAGAAATCGATTAACCATCCAATTATTCCAACCTTCATCTCCTAGATATTTTCCTTTAGCGGTTGTAATATTCTTTATATGATCCCAAATAGTTATTTTTTTATCTTCCATTAATAATATTTTGAATCATCATTAAATCTTTTAGTAGCTTCATCTTGTGATCTACGCATTGTCAGTTCTTCATTAAGCGATTTTAAAGATAATGACATCATCTTAAGTTGGCCCTCTGTCTGCTGGAGTTGGCTAGTTAAGGCGTCTTTATCTTTTTTAAGGTCAACTACGTATTGCCTTAGAATTTTTACTTCTTGTTCTAATTCTGCTTTTGTCATCTTTAATTTTTTTATTCCAAGCGGATCAAACCAATTACTCAGTTTTGTCCTTAAGTTGGATAGGTAGGAATTCTTCATTTGTATGTCCGCATTTAGTACAATAAAATAATGGGATAGGAATTAAAGCATCTTGTGATGTTCCTGTCAGGAAGCGAGATGCCTTTCTCAATAATGTACCCTCAGCAAATGTTTCGTTTCCACATTTTTCACATACAACCGCTGTTGTTTTGTCTAAACTAATGTTAATATTTTGTTGGCTCATATTATTTTTTTAATATTGTTAAAATTTTACTTAATAAAGCAGCAATATTGATTTCTTTATCAGGTACTGCTCTTGAACGCCATTGAGCTTCATCTAATTCTATTGTGATTTCAGCCTCATATCCTTTACCGTATACTGAGATGTTTTCAAATAAATGTTCAATTAATGGTTGATAATCATCTACTTGAGCATCTAATACTATTTGTCTCATATTTAACCAGCTATCTTTAGTTGGTTTTTGTAATACAGCTATAATTTGATTACACCAATTAATATTAGCTTCTGTAAATGTAAATTTACTATCTTTAACGCCTGCTTGTAAATTTTTAATGATAGAACGAACGTCAGGATAATGTTGTTTAATTACTTGAGCTATATCTTTAATATCATAGCTAACACCTTCTTTATCTAGAATATTAATACAAACGTGTTTAGCTACTTCACCTTTAGATGGAGGCGTTAATTTATGTATTTCACAGCGTGATTGAAGAGGTTCAATTAAACGTTCAATATAGTTACATGTTAATACAAAACGAGTATTTAAAGCATACTCTTCAATTATATTACGTAGTGCTGCTTGAGCAGGTTGAGTTAAAAAATCTGCTTCATCTAATATTACTACTTTAATAGGATTAAATGATGCTGCTGAGGCAAATCCTTTTACTTTATCCCTAATAACATCAATTCCATTTTCATCACTAGCATTTAAATATAAGTAATCACATTTAATATTGCTAACTATTAGTTTAGCTAATGTAGTTTTACCAGTACCAGCAGTACCAGCAAATATGAAATGAGGAATATCATTAGTAGTAATACAATCGGCAATACGAGTCTTTACTTCTTCATTCCCAATATACTGATCTAAATTAGAGCTGCGGTATTTTTCAACCCAAAGTGTATGTACTTTTTTCATATTGTAAATATATAATCTTTATTTTGACTTTCAAAATCTCCAAATACTTTTCTGCTCATGAATACCTAAAAAGCCATTACTATCTAATAATGTATCTTGGGGAAAATAACTATAATTAATTTTTTTATTATTCAACCATTCTGTTAATCCAAAAGGACCAAATGGTTCTAAAGAATGTGTTTTTAGTTCACCTGTTTTTTTATATAATTCACCATCATACTTTAGATTAGTTCTATTTTTACAATATGAAACACAATCACCAAAAATATTAGGTTTACTAATTATAAATGGATCATCCATTAAAGTACCTCCGTTTGTTGCTGTTAGTACCACATCAACCTTAGGAAAACTAAAATCATTTATTATTTTAACAAATGGTTGCTTCCATGTTATGTCAAAATCAGTGTAGATACCTCCGTGTTTTTGGAGAATAAGATATTTTAATAAATTACATTTACTTATAAAAGATAGGGAACCGAATATATCCTCTAAACCATAATAATTTACCAATTTTAAACATTCTTCTGTTTGCCATATGTTGAATTTAAAGCCTTTATTTAATCCAACACATTTTTGATAATTTAATACATATTTTTTAGGTATATCACTATTCCCTATCCATATATAATGTACTTCCATATTACATTCCGAAATCCATCATTGGATTATCATCTTTTTTCTTATCAGATGGTTTTTCGTGAATAACACATTCTGTCATTAGTAAAGTGATAGCAGCTGCTGCAGCATTTTGAATAGCTGAGCGTACTACTTTAGTAGGATCAATAATACCAGATTCGTAAGCATCCACTAATTGATTTGCTGAGATATGAGGGACAGCATTTTTATTATCGTCTGAATATAGACTCATTTCCCAATGGCTTGCTTTTTCTCCTGCGTTACTGAGGATTTGTTCAAATGGTTTTATACAAGCATCAAATACGATTTTACCACCTTTTCCAAAATCAGTATTATCTCTATCGGAAATAGCATTTCTAGCATGTAACAATGCTACACCTGCTCCAGGTAAAATACCTTCTTCAATAGCGGCTTTAGTAGCTTGTAAAGCATCATCCAAACGATCTTTCTTTTCTTTCATTTCGATTTCAGTTCCACCACCTACGTTTATAATAGCTACACCACCTACCATTTTAGAAAGACGTTCTTGTAATTTTTCTATTTCATACGGTGAATTTGACTTATCGATTTGAGCTTTTAATTCTAAAATACGAGCTTCGATCTTATCTACATCTCCTTTACCATCAACAATAGTAGTTGTATCTTTACCTACAGTAACAGTACGAGCATTACCAAACCAATCTTTATTAAATTTATCTAATCTCATACCTTTAATATGAGAAACAACAGTACCTCCTGTTAATGTAGCAATATCTTCTAAAATTAATGTTCTGCGTTCTCCAAAATCAGGTGCCTTAACAGCTACTGTTTTTAGAATACCTCTCATTTTATTTACTACTAACACTGATAATACTTCATCTCCAAAATCTTCTGCTATAATTAGAAGTGATTTTTGTTGTTGTGATACTGATTCTAGGATAGGTAATAAATCTTTTGCTTGGTTTAATCTTCCGTCTACAATCAACAATAAAGCATCAGTTAAAACAGCATTCATTGTATTATTATCGGTAACAAAGAATGGTGATTTATAACCACGATCAAATTGTAATCCTTCTACTACTTCAAGTGATGTTTCACCTGAACGTGATTCCTCTACAGTTACAACACCATCTCTACCTACTTTTTCTAAAGCAGTAGCAACTAAATTACCTATTTCTTCATCACCATTAGCTGATAAAGTAGCAATCTGTTTAATTTGGGTTTCGTCTGTAATATCTACTGATATTTCTTTTAGTTTTGATGTTACTTCTTTAACTGCTTGCTCTATCCCGCGTTTAACTTGCGTAGCATTAGTAGATGAATAAGCCGTTGCTTCTAAGGCTTGAGTCGCAATACTATGCGCTAAAACGGTAGAAGTTGTAGTTCCATCACCAGCAACATCAACTGTTTTTTGGGCTGCTTGTTTAATAACAGTTGCAGCCATATTTTCAATTGGATCTTCCAATGTGATTGTTTTAGCAACTGAAACACCGTCTTTAGTTGATGATACTTGGCCATATTCTTTTTCAATCAATACGTTACGACCAAAAGGCCCCATAGTTACTGAAACGGCTTTATTTACTTTATCAATGCCGTGTTGAAGCTTTTCTTTAGCTTCTCTATCAAATTTAATTATTTTACTCATAGTCTTTATTTTTCTAAAACAGCTAATAAATCTTGTTCTTTCATAACAATGTATTCTTCACCTTCAACAGTCATTTTAGTTCCACCAAACGCAGGAAATACTACTGTTGATCCTACTTCTATTGTGTTTGGAATTAAGGTTCCATGAATGTTAATTAATCCAGGGCCTGAAGCTATTACCTCACCCATTAATGGTTTTTCTTTACCAGCATCAGGAACGATAATGTTCCCATACATTGTTTCGGTTTCGTCTTGTTGTTTGATTACAACGTGATTATGTAACGGTTTTATTTTCATAACTTTGTATTTGTATATAAATATATAATTTTATTCTCTTCCTACTAAAAGATAAGTAATATCGATATTTTCTTCGTTTTTAAATGTAACTTTTAATAGTCCCTGTTCACTTATTTGCAGATTACCAAATTTTAAATGATATAACTGTGTTTTCAAAGGAGTCTAATGAAGACATTACAGTAAATACTTCAGTGTCTAATGCTTTTTTAGCTTTAGCAAATTTATCTACAAACTCTCTATCAATATTTGCTTCTAAATCATATTGTGGTTCATCAGCATTAGGGACATTAGGAATTAACATTGTGTTAGCCAAAACATATTCCAAATTATATTCTGTATCGGCTAAAAATAACTTATTAGCTACTTTATCTTTTTGTTCTACTTTAACCTCTATATCTTGCCCCATTATAGAGACTAATTTAATTAGTTGAGTAGTATCGTATATTCCAAATTCACAATCCTCTATACTAATTTCAGGTGCACTTAATGTTCCAATAAGATTTTTATTGGTTGCTATAAATTTAACGCTTAGAGTTTTATTGTTTATTTGAACTTTAACTCTCTCTACAAGACCACCTAAATGATACTTTTCAATGATGTCTAATAAGTATAATTTCTTCATATTATGAATATATGATTTTTGTTTTGACTTTCAAACTAAAATTTAAAGAAACGAGTAATTTTTGCATCCAATACAGGGAAATCATCTCCCCATCCTATATCCTCGTATACTCCTTGAAGTTTATTTAATAATACTGAATTAAAAGCATCTTCCCTATCAACATATTGATTAATAAAATCTGTAATGAATTCAGGATCATTATTAGTAAAACCAATTACATCTATTTTGAATGGGTTAGATTTTAAAGAAACATATTTCATTTTATCTCCTTCAGTAAAGCAAGGATATTTTTTATCTAATTTTTTAAACCTTAAAATATCATTATAATATACAGCTGCTTTAGTATTAATAGGGCATTTTAATTTTAATTCACTAAATATTTCACCTGGCGATGGGCGTTTAGCAATATATGAATTAATTTGTTTAACGCCAGTAGGTTTAGCTATATCTGACCAAGGCATGTTATTTAATGATGTTTTAAAGTTAATTATGGTTTGATCTATTTCCTTCTTAGATTTACCTGACATTATTTCTGCAAGTAAGTCCTGGCCAAATTTTTTATATAGGGGAGGCATATTTGATTTCATCAAATCAAGCCCCATCATTACTAGTTCTTCTGTAGGTACACCTTCTTTATTTACAATTAACATAGCGTATCTACGTTTACCTGAATGGTAGCTTCTTTCAATTACTACCTCTTGTTTTAATTCAAAATAATGTTCTTTATTATTTAAATTAAATGCTTCATTAGCAAACGATCCAATAAATTCATTTGATGCTTTTTGTATTTCATTAGCAATCTCTAATACATTTTTAATACATTCCTCTTTATTATTTAGATCAACTCCTCGACTTACCAATATATCTTTTACTTGAATAAATAATGAATCTGTATCAGATGTAACTACATAATCTTTATCTGTTGTATTTAATAGTTGATTCATCCATCTATTTACAAATTTAATAGATTCTTGTGTTACACGTTGTCCTGTTAATGTAATAGCAGATGAAATAATTTTATGTCCGTCTGTATAGCGCCAACCATTAATTGCATAGCACCCATAAACGTCATTTAATTTAATTTTATAAGCATGTTGGCGTCTATTATAAAATTCACCCATTACAGGATCCTTATCTACCTTAAATGCTTTCTTCATTAAATTCTTATATTCAACACGTTTATTAAACCAATCAGTTAATACTTCACATACTACTGATGATTTATCTGTTCTGAATATAGCTCCGCTAGCTGCAATAATCCATTTGTTATCTTTGATCATTTTCATAATTTTACTTACAGGCACTTGAGTTCGTGCTAGAGTAAAATCTTCTTTAAGTTTCTCAATAATAACTAAATCTTCAGGATTCATAACAGATAATTCATTATAAGTCCATTGATTATCGTATTTATCTTTGTTTACTATGCGTCCTACTAAGGTTTCAATACCTATATTGAGCGAACGAATAATTGACGGATACAGCGAAGTAAAATCGAGATCAATCACCCACTCATACAAGCCAGGTATTGGGTCTTTTAAATACCCACCTGCATATTCATCATTTGTACTTTCCTTTAGTAGAGGATTAATGGTTGTTGGTTTATTAGGTGAAACTATACCTTGACGTTTTAGATAAGTTAATATAGCTCCATCATTTAATACTGTTGACAGGTAGATTTGTTCGTAAGGTACATGACATAAATGACATACTGTAACTGTTAGATCAATAAATTTAAGCTTTTTCTCTAATTCAATAAGAATTTCAACGTCTCGTAAATTATACTCTATAAACTTATTAATGTCTTCCTGAAATAATCTATCTAAATTACCTTCATATTCTATTTTACCTAACTTAACATATTTTTCTCCTATATCGCCTAATTTATATGACGGTTCTTGTTTAGTAACATACTTTTTAAATAACAGCATGTAATCTAAATGATTTATACCACCTAATTCTATAGGTTGAGCTTGATCCCATTCAGTAAAATTTAATTTGCGTAATGGAGATAAACGTTCTGCTTCTGTTTGACTTAAAACGTTTCTTATTCTGTAATACAGATAAGGGATATCAAAGAAACCACTATTCCATCCTGAAATTATAGTTGGGTCTATTTCTTCCCACAAATCTAGAAATTTAGATAGTAGTTCTTTTTCAGTTCTAAATGGTAATACGATTTTGTCTCCATTAGTTGCTTCTTTTAATAAATTTTTTTCATCTAAAATATAACAGTAGAATCGTTTAGTTGTATTATCATAAACAGATATAGATGTTATCTTCATTGGAGCTGACTTAATGTACTCTGTTGTCAATGCTCCACCAATTTCACACTCAATGTCAAAATAAACTAAATTATGGAATTTAGGGGTATCATCACTATCTTTATATAATTCAATTAATACTCTAGTTAATTTATCTACGTCTTGTTCATATAGTGAAATATCCCTCCATTCATATTTTTGAACAGGATATGCTCTTTTTCCGTCTAATGTTTCTAAAGGACCATTAGGATCAATCCTATATAGTTCAGGGGTATATTTGAAATCAATCCATCCTCTTTCATCATCTCTCAAATGATAAGTATATGATGTTCTGTCGTAGTATGCGGCTTGGTACATGTTGTAAAGATAAAAAAAGAGGTTTGGACTACCAAACCTCTCTAAAGTATTTTAGTGGATATTATTTTGAACCACTTATTAATGTTGCAACCTGTAATTTTAATTCTTCTATTTGATTTTGTTGTTCTTGGATAGCTTTTAAAAGAGGAACAATTAATCTTGGGTATTCAATACCAACTATTTCTTTATTACCATCTTCTTTACTATCATAATTAATTAAAAAATTAGCTATAGGTTCTGTATCTTCAGCTATTAAACCATAATTTAAATCTTCGTATATTTCTTCTGTGTAATCTCCCTTATTATCTTTTTTACGATAATTAAAAGTTACCGGAGTTAGTTGGTATAACCAGTCTATATTTGAAATAGCTTCAATGTTCTTTTTAGAAGCACGGGTCGAAGAAAGACCACCTATTATAAAGTTACTACCTATGTATAAAGTTCTAGTAGTTGCTGTTGCGGTATTATTATAAACGGCATTATTCAGTTTTATATTACCACTACTACTTAAAGCCATTACTAATCCTTCAGTACCTCCTGTTTGTTGAGAATAAAATTCAATACCTGCTGGGTAACTGCCTCCAGTCCAATTTCCTTGGGCTACAAATTTAATATAAGGGCCGTATTGGTCGTAATTAGGTGTATACCCAGCTATAATTCCTATTGCTTGGTCTGTTTGAGGACTAGCAGTTGAACTTGAATAATCTAATCGTATATGAGGATTTGTTCTAGTAGGATTAGTAGTAAGTCTGTTTACTAAACTACCTGTAATTGTAACATCTTGATTTAGTGATCCTATAGATGAAGCGAAAGATGCAAAAGATGATGTTGTACTATTATTCGCCCAACTAGAAGTTCCTAATAATGAACCTGTAATTCCATTAGTAACATTTAATGATCCTGTTATTGTAGTATTACCATTAACTGCCAATTTAGCATTTGGAGAAGTAGTACCTATACCTACATTACCACTAGAAGAAATAATCATTCGGTCACCATTACCTTCTCTAAATAATATTGATGATCCAGCAGGTCTATTTATGTATAAATTATAATCAGTTGGAGAACTTAGAAAATTATAGTCAGCAATAGAATTACCACTACCATTAAGACTAATTGCTGTATAATTACCACCACTTGACCAAGGACCTACTTCTGCTTTACCTGTTCCATCACCAGCAATAGTTAATTGTACACTTGAAGATATAGATGAAACTCCAATACCAACACTACCATTAGCGTCAATACGCATTCTTTCAGTAACAGTAGTTCCAGTATGGAAAACCATTGGTGCTGTATCTGATCTTTGCCATAAATTAAATGAATTAGCTCCACCATATCCACTTTGAGCAGAACCATTTACAAAAATAAATGCTTTACTTTCGCTTCCTGTGGTAAATTGTAATTCAGCATAATCCGTTGTTAAAGGATTATTAATTCGTATTTTTCCACCGGTACTAGTACCTCTTACTTCAAAATCTACAATAGGGCTAGTAGTATTAATCCCAATCAATCCTGCATTTTGATAAATAACACTTGAACTAACAGCGTTAGAACCACTAAAAAGTGCAACATAACCGTTAGAGCCTGTTACTTTTGCGTCTAAATATAATAAATTATTATCCATGTCTGCAAAGGTTAGCTCTGAACCTTTTGCATTAGGACCAAACTGTCTTGTTATAGGGTATGGCATTATTTACAATTATTTACATATAAATATGTAAAATAAAACCCCTCAATTGAGGGGTTCGTATTAGTATTATTGGCTTCTTTGCTTATCGTGTTGCCATTGTCCATCATAAAGATTGTCGGTTGTTGTGGACTCATGGAAATATATTTGAGCTACGCGCGCATCTTGTTCAATGAATATAGTTTCGTAGACATACATTAAAGTACCCATATTATCTGTTTCAAATCCAGGGTCAAATACAGGACTATTAATAATTGCACCATTACGATATAATGAAGAACGTTGTTTAATAAATGCTGTACGGTTTGCTGGGATTTTACATCCTTCATGGAATGTAATATCATATACACCCGAATATAGTATCCATCCTTTATATCCGTCTAATTGGGTAGAATTCATAGGTTCGTAATGAGCTAAAAGTGTTTTATCTTTTAACACATAGCCGAACTTAATATTAGACATAATTTTCTGTACTGATTTAATTGATAAATCATAGCCAACTTGTGCTGGTTTACCGTGTGTGTTGTCTAACTTTAGTAGACCTTCTTTAATTATTTGTTCTGAACTTAACATATTATCTATATCCCTCCATCTGTAATTTAATCATATCCATTACTTCTTCTTTAGCTGTTCTACTATGATCAGCAAATACACCACTTACTTCACTTGTAACCATTGAAGCACCAAAATGTTTAACACCACGACAACTTACACAGTTGTGGAATGAATGTACTACAACCATTACACCTTGATTACCTTCACATATTTGATCTACAGCATTGTGAATTGCTACTGTAAGTTGTTCTTGAATAGCACCTCTACGAGCAAAATGTTCTGCTATACGATTTAGTTTAGATAAACCAATAACCTTACCTTCAGCACCTGAAACATAGGCAATATGCACTTTACCTAAAATTGCTTGATGATGATGAGAACACATACTTACAATCGGAATATCTCTTTCCAATATAATACCTTTGTAACCATCACTAGGAAATGCTGTGATTTCAGATGGTAATTCATATCTACCTTTCCATAAATCATTAACATATGCTTTAGCTACACGTCTTGGAGTGTCCATACTATTAGGATCATTTTTCCAATCAACACCTAATGCATCTAAAAATTTACCATATGCTTCTGTAGCTTGGTCAATGATATCATTTTTTTCAGTTGTGTTTAAGGAGCGATGTTCTCCTGCTTTAATCAATGAATTTAATTGTAGTGAAATACCATTTGCAAAACCAGCACCTGCTGTTTCTAATTTTTTAATGTCAACTACTGTTTTTCTTTTATTTTCCATATTTTAAATCTAATCAATTTCTTCTGACTTTCCAAATACTACAGAACGATTTCTATAAAGTCCTTTTTCTCCATCTAATCCATAACCGCATAACCAAGCTTCATCTGTTAGTTCTATACCATGTAGTACAGGCCATTGACTTGTATGTTTTTTAAATAGTACTACTGGAGTAATAGAACGAGGTTTATGGTATTTTCCCAAATGATCTATTAATTTAGTTAATGTATTACCTGAATCCAGAATATCATCTATGACATACACATTTTTTCCTGTAATATCTGTAGTGATGTCTTTAGTTATCTTGACTGTGAATTGTTCTTGTCCTTGATAAGATTTAGCTTGGATAAAATCAATCTCACAATCTATATCTATAGATTTTACTAAATCAGTAAAGAACATAAACGCTCCGTTCAACACACAAATCATTACTGGTGGGCTAGGATCATTGTAATGCTTATTATATATTTCAATAGCAATTTTGTCTACAGCCGCTTGAAGTTGAGTTTTATTATATAGTATTCTCATTACATATTAAAATTTTCGTTTTTCAATAATAAAAAGTCGCTAATATCTTTAGTACGTTTGTAACGTTTTTTAGCATCTATAATCTCATTTATAGATACTATACCATAGTACTTATTATTGTAGTAATAATATGTTGGCACTAAAGTTTGTTTATATGGATCAACAACTAATACATTTATAATATACCCGTTCTTTTTAAATTTATAATTTGCATCGTTTGCATACTGTCCATTATTTACTATATCAAAAAACTGTAAAGCTTTTAAATAGTCTTTTTGTTTTTCAGTAGGATCAGTGACGATAATATCTAGATCGCCTATTGGTCTTGAAAAATTCAACCCATGTAATTTTAAGATTAATGATCCTCCTAATCTAACGTTCTTTGTTGATGAGGCTTCAAGCAAATCATCAATAATAATTTGAAATGTGTTTAAGTAATTGTCTAATTCTTTCATAACTTTTTATTTAATTTGATTTATTGGATAATCTATTTCTATTTCCCACCCTTTATGCTTTTTATGTATATAATACAATAAATTTTTTATTTTATCAGCATGATCCATATTAACTAAGGTAAAGGTCATTTCTTTAGTATATCTATTATTATCTATAGAGTATTCTATTGCTTTTAATACAGCTACTGAGTCATTATTATAATAAATGACATTATTATTTGTACTAAATTTTGTAGTGTCAATCTTTTTTATACTTGTACACCCTATAGCAGATATTACTGCTATTAATATTAATTTATTCATTTATTGGTTTTATTATAACTTCTGATTCTGTTTCTATTACTACTCTTGCTCCACAACTTAATAAAGGTTTAGCATCACATCCATCACCTCCATATATTACTTTGCTAGGACCTAATATCTCAACCTCATTACAATAAGTATTCTTTCTACCTTGCTTAACTGTTATAACTGGTAAGTTGGTACCTTTTGTCTTGTTTGATCTAATGTGATGTTGGTTAACATGAATCCTAGTTTTCATAACTTATACATTTAATGTTTTATTCCAAGCCGCAATATGTAAACGAGTTAAACCTCTAAACTTATATTTTTTAGCCATCTCTAATACAAACTGAGTACGTTCTTCAAAGTTAGCAGCATCGTCTAAACCAGGCATACAAACCACATTTTTAAGTGGAATATTAAATGGTTCTACAAAGTCACGGAACATTTCAACTATATCATCTTCATTTGAAATAACGAACTTAAATTGGTAATTTGAATGTTCCATTATACGTTTGATAGCATCTGGATTGATGCGTTGTTTAGCATCTAAACCTGAATTAGATAGCTTAGGTGAGCAGTTGATTTGGTCTAATTGAATCCAAAGTGGTTCATCAATCACTACTGTACCGTTTGTTTCTATTTCACTAAATGCTGTTATCTTATCAGTACTTACTAAACCACCTGATATAATTTTATTAATTGATGGGTCTACCGATTTCCAGTACTTATGAAAATTAACAATTGCTTCCTGATGTCCTTTAATTGTAGGTTCACCACCAGTCCAAATGATATGAATAGTACTATTTTTAATATCTTCGTAGATACCCTGCTCTTTCCATCGATCAATTAAATATTGAAAGTCTTGGTCTACACCTCTCCATAACCATTGAGATGTTGAATCACAAGTCCAAGTTGCTTTACCTTCATGATGTAAATCACCAATGAATATTTCTCCGTCTTCTAATGATTTGTCTTTTGCTAACTGATTAGCAAATTTTCTGCTCATACCACAGGTTAGGTTACAAATACCTAAACGTACAAAGTATGATGGTATTCCTGATGATATACCTTCTCCTTGTACACTATAAAAGTCTGAGGATATTAATAATTTATTTGGGTCTATTTTACTCATATATAGCTGTATTTTTATTATGTTCCATAAATTCAACTCGAACTACTTTTACACGACCATCAGTTTCCTTTTTAATAAATTTATTTAATTTATCATAAATGTATTTTGCAAATTGTTCTGCTCCTGTAGCTGGAATAATCCTTAATTGGATAAGATTATCTATCTCCATTTTATAAAATATTTCAATATAAGGATCATCATCTGCTATAATAACAGTATGATCAAACATATAGTCCATCCATGCTTTAGGGTTCATACCATCGATAGTTCCTTTGGCACGCTTCATACCACCAAAATCCCAAACCCAATTGCGTTCGTCTAATTCGCCTTCAAACCATACTCTAAATGCTACTCCATAACCATGGAGAAATTTGCAGTGAGTACCTTCTGCTTTCCATTGACGGAATACACAACTGAATCCGTCAAATAATTTTGTTGATTGAAATTTTGTCATAATAATTTTAAAATAAAAAAACACCTCCCTCAAATGAAGGAGGTGTTAACTAATGCTTAGGCATTAGCCATTTGACTGTTAGTTTTTCTAGAACGAGAAATGCTGTACATAGCGTTAGCTAATTCGTTGTTAACACTTCTTTCACCACGAATAACGTAGTTGATAAAACGTTCTGTGAAACCTGTCTTTGCGGCTAACCTTTGGGTGTCACCGTTTTGCTTACGAGCATTGTAAAATGCTAGTTTTGCTGTTCTGTTTAATTTACTCATAACTTATTTATTTATTTAAATGTAAGATTTTAGTCTTGACCTTCCAAACTTTCTTTCCCTATTTCGCTAGCTACATATAAGGCATTTGAGTAGTATGTGCCTAATTTTTCAATAGCTTCTTGTGCTGTTACAGCATCAATAGCAAACATTTCTCTATTACCTGATACTCTATATTGGGCTAAATAATCATGTACTTCTTTTTCTAAGTAACGAGAGCCATAACATCTGAATTTATAAACTGGAATCCAAGGTGTTGGAACACCTGTAGCTTGGTTTATTTGTTTAGCTCGTTCTTCAACAGTATTAGTTGTCATACCTATTTTAACCATACCATGCATAGACTTATTTACTAAAACATATATCCACTCTTCTTTACGAATAGCGCCTGATGGATCTACTATAGGTTCATATAAGTAAACCATATCAAACCATCCAAACTTTCCCTCTTCCTCACTATATGGAAATAGAGGATCAGTACTTGGAATACGAGTATAATGAGTAGCAGTGTGCCAGAGATGATCTGGCACTCTGATATACAAGTGGGTTAGGTGTGGTTCAATATATATTTGTTTTTTTATCAAACTAGTTCTTCTACTATACCTATTCCTTCTGATATTGTAAGTACTACTGCTGCTGCTCCTATATTAAACGGTAATAATATATATCCAAGTATTCTAATACCAGATTTTATAAAACTTACTACTTGGTGGTTTTTAGGATCGGGATGTTTCTTTTTATTTTTCATGTTCTGATAGTACTTTAGTTACATGTTCTACTACTGTTTCCCAAGTTACAGGACCAGTTTCATCTGCATACTCACAAGGATCAGGACGACCTAATTTAAGGAATGCTTCTACTCGTTCTACTGATGATGCTGATTTGTAATCTGAGTACCATTTATTGTATGGACTACCAGCTTCTGTTCTTTCTAATATTAAAATTGGTTTATAACTTGTATTAGTACGTTTATATACTTCATCAAAATCTAATCCTAATCTATTACAACAATCTAATCCATCAGCTAAAATAGTAAATTTATCTCCATATAAATAAGGAGTATATATTTTTACTTTTTCAGCACCCCAATTTCCCATTTTGAATGCTTCAAAATCAGCATCTCTAAATTCTTGTCTACAATCAGGATAAATAGCATGATCACCTGCGTGGATACCCATTGCAATATAACAATCTGTATTATTTTTATCTGCAATTGATAATGCTACTGCTTGAATAATAGAACTGAATATTTTATTACGATTAGGTACTACAGTATCTTTCATGTTTTCTTCTGCGTAGTGACCTTCAGGTACTTCAGAACCACCTTCAACTAATGTAGAATTAAGTAATTGAGACAAACCATCTAGTTTGATGATTTGGTGTTTTACATAGTATGGATAATCTACAGTTTTAGATTCTTCATCTACATTAAAATGACTATTAATATATTCTACTAAACTAGTTGCTCGTTCTAATTCTACTTTATGTTTTTGACCATAATTAAAACTTAAACATGTAACATCAAAACCCTCATTTAACAAATGAAGTAATAAAGTAGAAGAATCCATTCCTCCACTTAAACTCAAAACCGCATATTTTTTATTTTTCATTTTCAATCATATATTTTGTCTGAAAAAATTCTTGTAGAAATTCCCTAGTATATAAATTTACATAACCATGGTATGTTGGATTATCTATATAGCGAACTCTGTGAGGTTGTTTCCTAAGCTGGGCGTATTCGTTAACTTTTTTGCCTAAATCAGCGCCAGCTGCTTTACCTAAGTAATCATAAAGTGATATAAAATTTTCTTGTGACATAACTTTTATTTATTATAATATAAATATAAAGTAGAAGATTTGGCCTTCCAAACCTACTAAAAATTTATTTTGTACTCGGGGCGGGACTTGAACCCGCACGTCTTTAAAGGACACAGGATTTTAAGTCCTGCGTGTCTACCAGTTCCACCACCCGAGCATTATTTGTAGTCAGGGTAGGACTTGCACCTACACCGCTTCCGTTTACCCGCACGACGAACGCTGAAACTCCTACGGTTTACTCTTTCGAGTGACGGCCAAGCTCTCCGTCTTTAATGTCGTGTTTTGCCTTTCTATTCAGCCACCTGACTATATGCCTTTTTGAACAACGTTGAGAAGGCTAACTCTATCTCCTATACGATGAGACGGTACTAGTGAGCATTGTTAAGAGGCTTTACCGGTATTACGATCCCCTCGCGAGCGGGGCTATTGTAGTCAGGACAGGACTTGAACCTGTATAACTCATAACAGTTGGTGTGAGTTATTTAATCCATTAGACGAGGTAATCAATCCACTAACCAACATTGATAATCCCTCTCTTCTAACTTCTGCGTCTACCATTCCGCCACCTGACTATTTTTCCTATCCTGAGATTCCAGATAGTAGATTTTAACGGTTTAGTTTTCTTGAAAACAAACACATTAGTGTCTTACCACATAAAACTAAAAAGCAGCATTACTGGGAGGAAACATGCCAGTATCCTTTATCCCCACGAGGTCGGCGTTTTTATTAGTAAGGATGTCCGGCCCAATACCCTATCCATTGTTTATGTCTTGGATTAAAGACTGCTGAGTATCTCTTACTCATTGTACTCCCTACGAGAATCGAACTCGTCTTTCCAGGATGAAAACCTGATGTCCTAACCGATAGACGAAAGGAGCATACTTAATATATCATTAACAAGTGACCTTCTTTTGAAATGACTCTTGTTATACTATAGTCCTCAGACAATGTACGAGCAGATACTTCTACTGCTTGTTGTAATAAACCATGTGCAAACGGATTCATAGGATCTATTAGTTTTTGTATTATAGTTGGATTATTTTTACCTATTTTAATCATATAAGCCTCCATTAGTTTAACACATTCATCTATGTTTAAGGGATGACCTCTAAAATATTTTATAATTAGGTCCTTCATTATAATAAATATTCCTTAAACTTATTTATATTAAAGGTAATATCTCCCATTTTGCCATCCAAACTATCTTCAAAAAATTCTTCAATTTTATTTGATGGTTTAGTTAGCAAACCGTATTCTTCATATATGATTCCTAAAATACCATTTATAATAGGTGAAGATGTATCAACTGAATTGATGTAGTTAAGTCCTTTGTAATATATAAATTCTTGAGGTAAACTAGCACCTAATAAATGGATATAGTGATTATCTAAAATATAACCTTGTTTTTTAAATGAAGTAACCAATTCAATCCTACCCATCATTTGATTAACTAGTTTATTTGGATGATGAAATAAACGTTGATACACCTCAGATGAATGATTAAATGCAAAATGTTTAAAACCTAAATCAATACATTTATCATATAAATTAATAAAATCTTCAACTGTTTTACCCTGTAGTACAACCATTAGTTTGGTTTCTGATGGTAATTGTGCTTTAAGAGTATTCATCCAATATTTAGCGTTTTTATAAGTGGCACTAGTATTGTTCCAAGCATCAGGTGTAATAAAAATATCAGGTTTAATTAAGTTAATTTTTTCAATTAAGTCCTCATTTGTATGAGTCACACCTTCAAATAACCCATTATCCATAATAATAAAACGTTCATCAAGTCTAGTCTGTAGAAAATAGTTTTTATACATTTCATACTTGTCTAACAGATGAGGTAAACAATAATCGTAATCATTAAAATGTTTACTGCGTTCTAGTAACGCTAAAGGGACTTCATGTGATACTTTCATAACTTTATTTTTTATAAAGATAAAAAAGGCCTCGTAAGAGGCCAAATTTTTCTTAAACTACTTGAGTAACTGTTGCTATTATTGAAGGTATAGCTGGAATGTTGCCTGTAGCCGTTGCATACAAAAATTGAGTATTTGTTTGATCAGTTTGATATGCTATTTCAATATATGAACCTGACTCAAATGTATCCATAAAATTCCAAGCAGGAACATGGTAAGTATTGTTTGATGTAGGTCCTATTTTAGTGCCTGAATTAGTGATGTTTACACCATTTTTCTTAAACCAAATATCAACTGTGGCTCCAGTTTGAGTAAATAATTGAGCTGAAAATTGTAAATTATATAAACCTGTATTTGCAAATGTTATTCTACTATTGTTAGTTAATGATATTCCACTTGATGTAGCTACAGTACTATAAATAAATGACCCAGAAACATTTTGAGTTGGTGATATACTTGCTGTATGGAATAATGAAATATAGTTAAATTGTTTTTGACCATTTACAAAAAAACTACCTGTTAAATTTAATGATCCTGTTATAGATACAGGAGCATTTATATCAACTAATGAAGATGAAAATGACTGTAATGTTCCAGAAACATAAGTTATAGTATTAACATTACTTGTTGGGTCTGACGTAGAATTAAAACCGGCTGTATTAACTAAATCATTTCCAAAATTAGTACTGGTTAGTCCAGATAAAGTAACAGTAACTCCATTTTCTAAAGTATTCTCAGAAATAGCTGATTTTACATACCACTGACTGCTTCCAGAGTCATAAACATATAATTTATAAGATTGGATAGTTCCACTTGGTGATAGAGTTATTTGTGGTCTTGGTGAAAATCCAAAAGTAAAGTCATTATAGAAATTATTATCAGCTGAAGCTGTAAAAACTGGGCTTACTTGGGTTTCATCACCACCAGATACACCAGCATAATATACATCAAAATTAGAATCCCATTGGGAGCTACCAAGATTAGTATTTAAAAATCCACTACCATTAAATGATGCTGTTGTAGGTTCATTTGAAGAACTTATAGATGAAGATAATGAAGAACTAGCTCTAAATAATCTTCTTCCATCTAATGTATTCATTAACAATGAACCAGTCATCTCAGCTATACCAATATTTCTAAATGTTGATGAACCTGATACTACTAATGAGCCAGTAATATTAGTATTACCATTTATGTTTTGTGTTCCAACAAAATTATTTGAACCGGTAGTAGCAAATACAGATGAAGCAGTACTATTTAATGTTAAAGCATTTGTTGAGAATGAAGCACTTACAGCGCGAGAAGCACTTACAGCATTTAAAACATATGAAGCAGAGACCGCATTTAAAACATATGATGCTGTTGTAGCAAATGAAGAACTAACAGCATTTAAAACGTATGAGGCCGTTGTTGCAAACGAACTTGAAACCGCGTTTAGAACATATGAAGCAGTTGTAGCAAATGAAGCACTTGTAACACTACCTCCATAGAATGAAGCTGTTGTAGCAAATGAACTTGAAACCGCGTTTAGAACATATGAAGCTGTAGTTGCTGTACCTAATAATGATCCTGTTACACCAGCAGTAACATTTAATGAACCTGTGATAATGGTATTACCTAAAATATCTATTGGGGCATTTGAGGTTTGTTTATTGAAACTAAAAAATCCATTAGCCCCAGCATTACTAGCTGACATAAATAAAGAACCTACACCACCTATACCTATAGCTAATCTATCAATAGGTTGAGCATACCAAAAGAATCCCTTATTATCATTTCCTGAGTTTACAGCAAAACCAATACTATCTGATGCTATGTCTTTAGCAGTTATTAATGCTGTATTATTACTACCAATTGCTGTTATAGATCCAGTTATTATATTTGCTGATCCACTTGAATATATATTAGAGCTAACTAATGATTGGTTACCATTAGACATTGGAACTCTATATTGAGGAATACTTGCTTCTGTACCTAAACCTCCTGTACCTACAGGGCCTGTTAATAATATTGCACTACTAGTGACAGAACCTGTTATATTTCTATATATCCAATATTTGTTTAAAGAATCCCAAGCGAGAGATGATGTAGCTATTGATGCTCCTGAGTCAAGAACATCATATATACCATAACGTATTGTAGGACTAGATATAGATACTGCAAATGTTGAGGCACTAATTACTGTGATAGAGGATGTAGTATATGTAAAGGAACCAGTGCCTAATACTGTTAAATTACCCTGTATTGTTTGGTTACCAATAAAAGTGTTTGAACCGGTAGTAGCATATGCTCCCGATATGGAATTGATAGATCCTGTAAGAAATTGGAAATTTCCATCTAATTCTGCGTGGGTTAATGGAGATCCTTTGGTTAATCTATATACTAATGGCATATTATTATTTAGTTTACCAATAAATATTAAAAAATATAATATTCCTACTCAGTTTCTTCAGTGTTTATATCTATTGCTGATAGTAGCTGTTCCAATTTTTGGTGTATTTCCGTTGCTTTTTCTATCTTTTCAGATGGAGTAAGACTATCTTGGTTTTTTTCTAGTAATTCTGCCTGCTCTTTTAAGGCTTTTAACATTTCTATATCCATAGTAGTATTATTTTTAATATATTTTGGTGTATAAGGGCAATGTCTGCATTTATTACCGCAGCAAAATCCGCGTTTAACGTGAAATAGGGCGGTAAATACCACCCTATCTCCGTCTTTATAATAATCTATATTTAAACTATCTCGCATGCTCCACCAGCACAAGCGGCTTGATCCATTAATGCTGTTTCATCACTATACTCTACTACTTTAGATAGATCCAATGAATGTAGATGACCAACACGTTCATTAAATTCAGCCTCAGTTATAGTTTCAAATGGAGCTTGTGTATATGTTCCTAAATCTTCAGGTAAGAATGATAATGCAGTAAAATATTCTTTATTATCCCATAACCACTCACCTACAGTTTCCCATTCTTGTTGTTTGATATTTACTGTAGCTGAAACGTTATGCATATTGCTTCCTTTTCTGTGGCCTGGTTTAATCCACTCTTTATTGAATTTTTTAATTCTTTCTAACAATTCAATTGCCGTTTCTTTAGGACGTGTAATAGAGCCTACTGGTGCCTTTTGAGGAATAGTTACAATCGCTTGAATATGTGGTTTAAAGAAATCATCTTCTAATAATTCTGGGTGGTGGATTTGGAGGTGGGTATATAATGCCTCATTCTTACCAATACGAATTCTTCTTAAATAGAAATCATCGTGCCAAGCATGAATACCACTTGAAGTACCTAATACTAATGATGTAGTTCCTGATGGTTTTACACATGTAACACGAGCTGCTTTATTAATTCCTAATATTTCAGCAACGCGAGCGTTTTCCTCTGTTGCTGTTTTAGCTGCTTCTTTTAAGCTAAAATTTAATACTGCTCCTGAAGCAATACCAGTCATTCCGATACCCAATAGTGCTTCTTTTTCAGTTGTTTTTTTCCATACATCTCTTAAATAATGGAAATCAGTATATGATGCTTGTAATGTACCTATAAATGCTGCTGCTTTTACTCTAGCGTTTAAATCTTCCTGTGATTCAATAGTTGAAGCATTTACTTCACATAAATTACAGAATTGATTAGGACGTAAGTTAATTTCAGCACAAGGATTAGTACCTGCATCTTTATCATTTGAAAATATAAATCCTGGTTCACCTGAATTGCTTAGTTCAATTTTTTTCCATAAATCAAGAAATATATCTTTTTCAATTTTAGATTTAATTAATACTGCTGTATTATTTGCTCTTCCGCGTTGTGGGTTTTGTTCCCACCAATTACCGAATTTGCAAGTTAGCATGTCTTCATCATCTAGATTAAATAAAGCAATTAAAGCTGCTCTTCTAATACCACCTGACAATACAGCATCTGCTAAATGACAAATAATATCATGACATTCTAATGATGTTAATTTATCTCCGTCTTGTTTTCTATCTAAAATAGCTTGTACATGTATTAAAGCAATTTTTAAAGGCTCAGGTCCAGGTGCTTTACCACCTACAGTAATTAACTGAGCACCTTTAGGACGAATATCTCTAAAATCAAATAAAGGTGCTGGCCCTCCACGTAAATAGGCTTTCATTAATACTTTAACTGCATCAGCCCATCCTTCAATTGAATCACCTACTAAATAACGTTTTGATTTTAGTGGTTTTCTTACCTCAGGTAATTTTTCAATATGGTGTTGTTGTACTGAGTATCCTACTCCACATCCTGATAATAATAAAAACATTATTTCTGAGAACGATGCTAAATCATCAATAGGAAGATATGAACAGTTAAATACTCGAGCATTATTTATCTCAATTGGTTTACCAGCAAATTGCATTGAACGCATTGATGGTAATACTTTTTTATCATATACAAATTTATATGCATTTTCAATTTCTTCAGCTAAATGAGGAAATTTCTTTAAATGCATATTTTTATTACGATCAACTAATTCATGCCATGTCTCTCTTCTATTTAATTCAGGATTAAATTTGGCGTACTTCATGTAGACAGTGATGTCACTCAAGATACTTTGTTCTATGTTCATATTTGTTTTTATTTAATTGTTAAGAAAATTGTTTGATTAACTCAATTATAACACTTTTAGGTTTTACACCTGTAAATCGGTGCAATTCTTGCCCGTTTTTAGACAAGATAACTGTAGGTACTGAGGAAACATTGTCATTCATTGCTGCCTCTTTGTGCATATCTACATCAATCGTAACAAAATTAGCATTTGGTAACTCACTTTGTATTTCATTCATAATAGGTGCTAGCGCTTTACATGGGCCACACCAAGTTGCTGTATAACGTTTAACTGTAATCATAATTTTTATTTTTGGGTCTATAAATATAAGAATATTACTGATAAGATAAAAATTTACTACGAAGAATTTGCTTATCTTCGTCCCCTACTTCTGAATAATCATTAGTACGTTTATTTTTACCTTTTAGTTCAGGTGTGTCTTCATCGTCCAATGGCTGATCATATATATCTATATATCCTGTAGATGTATTTATATGAGAACCAAAAGTTAATCCGTCTGCTCCGTATCTATTTTTAATAAAATGCCAATTACCTGTTCCATTTACTTTATCTTTTCTACCTCGTGCTAAGGATATAATAATATCACCAATCATGATTTTATCATACGAACCAGCTGCATTTTCAGCTTGTAAAATTCCTTTATCAGCACCTGTTCTATTTGCTTGTGAAGGTGATACTACAGGTATTCCTAATTCTTTAGCTAATCCTTTTACATCAGTATAAACATCATCAATTTCTTCTTTACGTTCTTTTCTTCCTTTAGTACGTAATAAATCTAAATAATCAATAATGATTAAATCTGGTTTGAATTCGTTTTGGTGTTCTAACTGTTGTAAATGAGACTCAATTGTATCTAATGATGCTCGTTTAGGGGCATATTCTTTAATTACAATTTTACCTTTTACTTTAGATATAGCATCTTGTACGGCATCACGATGTTTATCTAATTTATCAACGTCTATACCTGAGAATACAGCATCATATCTCTTACCTACATATCCTTCAGATAATTCTAAAGTATAATGTACTACGTTATATCCTAAAGCAGCAGCATAAGCTCCCATTGCTATCACACCCCATGATTTTCCACCACCTGGATTACCGAATAATAGTACTAGATCACCTTTACCATATCCTCCTTGTGTTAACTCATTAAATACTTTCCAAGGAAATGGAATAGCTCTTCTATCATCATCCCTATAACGAGACTCAACATCAGCCTCGTAAATATGGCCTATGTTTTTATCTTCACCTGCTTTTAAAGCGCGATTAATTAATTGTTTAATACCATCATAATCACCTAAACTCAATAAATCAACAGAAGTCATGATTGCTTTTTTCATCTGTTGGTTTTGGCAAAAATTAGAGAATTCTTTTTCAACCCATTCTAAATCACTTGCGTCTGCCAATTTATATGCTTCACGAATTGATTCAACTAAAGATATTCTTAATACATCATTGTCTATCTTTTTGATTTCAATTGATAATGTTTCAGCAGTAGGATAAGTATGATATTGTTCAAAATATTTTATAATATAGTCAACAACCCATTTATGAGATGGATTTTCAAAATATTCACTATCAAGTGAATCAGATATATTTAATAAAAAATCACGTTGAGTCAATAATGCTCCTAACACTTTAACCTGGAAAACACTACCGTAATTTTGTAATTTATTTAATGTTGAATTTGTCATAAACCTTTATTTTAATATACTAAAAATTGTCTAGCCCTCCAAAAATTTGATTAAGCCAGTTTGATGTATTAGGTATGCTTTCACCTAAATGGTCTGCTAAATACATCTGCATAAACACGTGTTTATTTAATGAGAATTGATTATTGAAACTTTGTTGTATTTCTTTTTTATTTTCATCAGATAACGGAATAGTTTGCAAATCCATTAACTGTTTGTTTATGTGTAGTTGATGTGATCTTTCTATAACAGATGAATATAAAGCATGTTCATTAATCTTGGTTTTAGAATACTCTATTATCTCATCTAAACTAATCTTTTTATTTTCATTTAAAATAGGAAATAGTTTAAGTAATTTTTTAGGCCCTAAACCAGGTACACCAGGTAAATTATCTGATTGATCACCCATTAATATCTTATAATTTACAAAATTCAGATGGTCAATTTCATATTCGGTTTTTACATCTTCAGGTTTGTATATTTTTTTCTTAACAGGTGAATAAACTTGTGTTTTATCGCTTATTAACTGTAAGAAATCTTTGTCAGCGGACATAATGGTGACTTCTTTAGTTAGCGCGAAATTCTCAAATTTAACCGCGAGATAACCGATAACATCATCAGCTTCAATACCATCTATACAGATTATACTAACTGGTAGGCATTTAAGGTATTGAATTAGTCTACTAATTTGATTATTGATAGCTTCGCTTTCCTCTTCCTTACTACTAAATATAGAATAATTAGTCATACGACTTTTATTCCTATTTGCTTTATAGTCGGGATATAGATTTCTTTTATTGTTCGATCCTCCTACACCATCAAATACAATAACTACCTTAGTTGGATCTATCAGTTTTATAGCATACCCAATTGATTTTAAAAACCCAGTGAGCCCACCTATGTGGGCTCCATCTGGATTTATGTGGTTTATCATCGTAAATGATCTTAGGAAAGCGTTTAACCCATCAATTATTAAAATTGAGTCTTGAGCATTACGAGGATTATTATTTATGTTGGCTAAAAGTTGGGCATACTTATTCTTCATTGTCTACTTCAATCATTGGTGATATTCTACTACTTTCTTCCCATTCTGAACTATCTTCAATTATTTGAAGTTTTTCAATATCTACTTTTTCACCGAACCATTCATGCGCATGAGCAGCTTTATATGCCTTTTCTGCTTCTTTAGTGTCAGGAATAAAACCATGAGGAGTAACAATAACTGTAGTTGAAGTTGCTATACCACAATCAGCATGAATCTTATCGATTGCTATTTTAGTACGTTTAGCAAACTCTACTTTTTTACCCTTATGTTGAGCAAATATTTTAGATGTTCCACTATTAGTTACGTTACCAAATGTAGTTACGATAGTAGCATCCCAATACATTGAATTACCACCTTTATTTGTCATTCTAGGTTGAGACATAGGCGTTAAAGCCGGTTGAACACCTGTTTTATTAATAACAAACAATGTATTTGTATATGGATATTTTTCTTTACGAGATAATGGAAACTGTTGGTTAATAAAATTACCAAATTGAGTAGCCATTGCTCCTGCATTCCACATAGGATTGTTATTTCCTTGTTTAACACTCATATCACATGGTATTGAGCCTACTGAATCCCACAAGAATAATAAATCATGTGGTAATTTTCCTTGTTTTTGCTCATTTAGAATATCAGCAATAAACCCAGCTACATCTTCAATAGTATTTAGAGATGCTCTATCTACATATAAGAAGAATCCTTTGTAGTTTACTTCACCTGTTTCTTCATCTACTACTTCCTCTAATTCTAGACCCATCATTTTAGCATGAGAAAAATCCCATTTCATTTCAGTGATGATGAATACAGGTAGTATTCCCATTTTTTGAGCTGCTACTGCTGTTTCAATTAATAGAGTAGTTTTACCAGTATCAGATCCACCACGAGCTATATAAACGTGTCCCATAGGAACACCAGGAATAGATAATGCCTCTTTAACTGCAGGTGAAAACGGTATCCATCTTTGTTTTTTAAACTTAGAAGATTGATCTAAGTATTTTGATTTTTTAAACGCCTCTATATCAAACGGCTTTTTCAAACCGTCTGATATAGCAGTCGTTAAACTGTCTTTCTTTGCCATATATTTTAGTCGTTAAATAAACTATCAAATTTATCCGCATTACTTGTTTTAGCAGGTGCTTCTACTTTATAAGGAGACGGTGCGGGTATTTCTTTTTCCCAAGGTAAATCACCTGCTTCATCTTCATCTTCATCAGTAGCTGATGCTACTGGTGTTTCTGTTTCTTCAGCAGTTTCCTCTGGGTTTAACCATTTGTTAAGGGTTTCTTGTAACTCCTCAAATGTATGATGTTTATTAACGGTTAAAATATCAGGTTGTTCGTCTAATACTTTCTGTACTAAAGCAGCATCTTCTGAGATAGGTGATGATTTAACTTTAGGACGAATAGAGCATTTTACACTCTTTCTGCCAGCAACGGTGTCTTCAACTGCCTCAATGGTAAAATCACGTCCATCAGTAATGTCTGTGTAATCACCATAGTCTTCATCAGCAGCAATACCTAACAATTGCTCATAAGTTAATTTACCAAATTCCCATAAACGGGCACCTTTTTCTTCCTCACCACGTACTAATACAGGTGCGAAATAACGTAATTTTGGTTCAACTTTTTTAGCTAATTGCCAATCGTCTTTGTCTGATGATTTGCGTAATTGTTTTGCAAATTCAACAATAGGATCTTTTTCATTCCAGTTTGTTAATGCTAGAATTGGACCTCTTGCAAATCCGTAGTGAAAATAAATTTCACGGAAAGGATTAGATTTGTCGAATTTAGAAGGTAAGATACGTATTTGGTATTTACCTGGTTTTGGTTTCCAGAATATCTTTGAATAATCTGTTTTTTCTTTTGGTTTGCCTTTGCTTTGAGAAGCGGCAAGCTTCTGTTTAATTAATGATAAATCCATAACTTGTTATTTTGTATAAATATAAAACCTTGATTTTGGCCTTCCAAATCTATCTTAAAGATTGATTATAGAGTGTATAGCCGTTTCTAATTTACGTATACTATCGCCATTAGTCAATATTAAACTATTGCGATACTCTGGCCAATTTATAGGATATTTAGTATCAATTACACCATTATTTAATAATTTAATTAATGTATTTAATGCATTAATAGTATATAATGTATTACTTTCCTTTTTACGGTGTATCAGTATAGTATGAGACAGAGGAACGTCATTGGTATTATGTGTATCTATATTATAAGTACACATTAATTCCTCGCTTTGTGGTGATTCTAAAACAAATATTTTATTGTATAAAATTGTATATTTATCTGTTATGTTATCTAGTGTTTTATCTAGATCACCGTGTAACGTAAAAGTACAAAATAACTTTTGTCCCATGCTTATTGATGAAATTTCATTATCAATAAATATATCGGGATTGTTTATAAACGAGAACTTCATATTATATTTTTTGTAGATTATGGTATGTTTTGCCTTTTTTAATGTTTGTTGGATATTTTATTATTCGTTGTAATTCGATTAATGTTTCTTTTCCATCTGACCTTGCAAAGTCAAACAAAAACGCATCATAAGTATATAACACTAATTTGGTTTGTTTATCTTTCAAATAATCTACTATTTCGGATAATATTTTGACATTGGTAGATGTTTCTTTACTTTGTATAATGTAATTCAGTAATTTAGACTGAGTCATGTCTTTATCATAGGTAAATTTTCTATTTTCTGTTTCATAGTATTTACCAAACTGATACATATCCCAAATACTGTCTGTAAGTTTTACTATATCTTTAAAGAATGGTTTATTTTGATAATCACCCCATACACCTCCGTAAGTTTGTTTAAACGTTAATTCTTTGGCTTCTTGTGTTGATACTCCTAATAGTTCACCTAATACTTCATATACGTTTTTATCTGTAAAATTAAAATTGATCATCTCACCTAGTAATCGTGGATGATACCCTTGAATATCGTATTCAATAAACATATCGTTTGCTGGGCGATAACATAATCGTTCGCCATTATTTTTATTTAATGCAACGAAATTAATATGATTATATGAATTAGATGGTCTACTGGTAGTTGTGTATAGATTATAATGTGAATATATTTTGCCTTTTAGTATATTGAATTCAGGATGTCTTAAGTCACTACCATAGCAATCGATAAAGCAATCTTTATCTATCTTTATACCGTTATTTTCTATTTCAAAAAATACTCGTGTTGTTTGATTATTATTGAATTTATATACCTCATCATTTTCGCTAAATTGAGATATAATAGGTTTAGCTAATCCAAATAAATTTTCTTTATCCTCATAATGTTTACTAAGAGGAATTAAGCAATTTACATTAGGTAAAGCATGGTGTTTTCTATAATAAAAATCAATACAATTGTTTGTTTGTAATTTGTCTAAGGGTATATCCTCTATAAAGTTAATATCATATATTCCTTATCTAAGGAAAATGTTTCACTGTGATCTAAGCAAAATATATAACCCTTATGATCATTTAATGGTCTAAGGTATATTAAACTTAAAGGACTAATTTTAGGATGAAAATTGTTGTTTTGTGAGATAAAATCAATAAAACAATCTCCAAAATGCTCTAATTTCTCTAATTGATTTTCTTTTTCTATAACGTAGAATGCCATATAACCTTTATTTTTATAAAGATAATAAAGCTTTCTTGACTTTACAACTTAAGAGTCTTTTCTTAAAGTTATAACAGCCTTATAGTTGTTATTAGGTAGTCTAGATATTTTTTCATCTATTTTGGTGTAACTACCTGAACCTCCTTTTTGCTTAGCGTTAAATGTAGCTATCTTAATAGCGGTAGCCAAATCTAATGATTCCCCTTCACCTGTAAATGCTGAATCTAATCCTAAAAATGTTTTTATCCCAGGAAAATTTCTTTCAGCCGCATCTAATGCTGGCGAGTTTAAGTATATCGAATCAGAACCTAAAGATATAGTTTGATATAATGGATTGCCTTTAATACTATCAAAAGTATCTTTATTTATTTCTTTTATAATTATGGGAGTTACGTTAATTTGTTTTGAAAAATAACGAATACTAGAAGTACTCGTGTTAGCAGGAATGCCAGTAACATTTGCATTAGATGACAATATTGTTCTTTTAGATACATTATTTATTCCTTCAGTTTTATTTAATTGGGCTCTTTGTATTTCTTCAGGAGTTGCTTT